TCTCTAGTAATATTGCATGTGTTACCCCAGACACAGAGCACAAGCCATCATACTCTAATATTGACCCACTAGAACTCTCGAGGCTCATACATCCGGAAAAAATATCAACCGCATCACTAGATTTCCTAGGCAAGGATCACGACTTATCAAAATACGAAACCTTACACATTGGCAAATATTTTAAAAACAAAATACTCGAAATCATACCAGACTTCATACCAACAGGTGACTACACCCCTCATAGATTAGTAAATCTTAGGGCCGATCATTATCTAGATAAAGAGCATATTGAATACTGGCTCCAGTTTAATTGTAATTTAATGATCAATAAAGCAATAGATATTAATTTAATAAGAAAACACATAGACAACATAGCTGGAATGACGATATTCTGCGGGGATGAATCAATAACCCCATACTATGTACAACAACTACAACAGCTTAATATAAAATTTAATTTAATATGCAAAGATAATGACCTAATATCCGATGTAAGACTAGATTTCTTTAATTGGACAGTAGAAGAATATTCCATTACAGATAAAAAAGATCTTGACTTTATAGATAGATTGTGCGATAATACCAAATATGAAACAAATAAACAGCTTTTCTCAAAAAACAGAGAGTTTAAAAGTAAGGCTCATTGGCTTCATGCAAACGAACAACAAGAACATAGCAGTATTATAGACTCACCAGATTTTTGGGAAGAGTTAGAACACATGAATATTTATAATTATGACAGGCAAAACTAAAATCCAAGAAAAAGCAGAGAAATCAAAAATCAAAACATCCAATAGCAAGGGCCCCGAACTTTACAAAAGGGATGAAAATGGCCTACTGGAAAACATATTGTACGAGTTCAATGAAGATGGCTCTATAAACTGGAGGGCCATGATTAAAGAAGAGCATTTATTCCCCAATAGGTCCTGGTTTCAATCAAGAGGTAAAGACACTCCCAGAACAATAGAAGGCCTAGCTGACCATCAATTATTGATTAAACTTGCGGGCATTAAAGAATTAGCCAAACTTAGAGGCTTCAGGGGTGTAACCTACGACATAATAAAATGCGAACAAGATCATGTTGCGGTTACTTGTTCAATGGATTTTATTGGTAATTATGAAACATGCGGAGACGGAATACTTTTCCAGGATTCAGCAAATGCCACACTAGATAACACGAGCAGCTTTGCAACAAAATTTCTTGAAACAATAGCTTGTAATAGAGCTTTTGTTCGCTGTGTAAGAAACTTCCTTAATGTTCATATTGTTGGAGACGACGAAATAGACAAATCTAGTCCCCAACAAACAACATCAACTTCTGTCTCTACAAAAAACTCAAACCCATTTAGCCCATCTACCACCTTAATGAAGAAAGCTAAATCATCCCTGGGTTGTTCTGATTTCTCTGATTTCAAGAACCATATTAGAGAGTGGTGGAAGGCCAAGGTTGATGGAGTTTACCAAAACAAAAATGTCACCAACTGGAATGATTGGTCCGACATATCAGATAAAGATGCAAGAATACTAATAGGAGTAATTGGTAATCAATAACTCATCAACACCCTGATTGAGTGAACTCCTTTCTCTTTTATTTTTGCGCTCCTAAATGAATGGTTGTAGTACCCTTCGCTATCTTTATCTCCTCTTGTTACCTCAAAAGTTGCTATAGTTTGCCCATCCTGAATATACTCTAGCTGAAAATGAGATGGCTCCATTTCAGTCCTCCATTTCCCATGCAAAACGAAAGACACCAATCCTCCGACTTCTTCTATTACCTCTAAGTCAACCATGGCCCCAGTTCTGTGATTCTCAATGTATTGATTGTTGTAAATTACAGGGGTAATAGGATCTCTCATCTGTAAATCTTTCTCAATGCTATCAAATTTATCAAAATTATACTCCTTAGCTTGTATGGAATAAGCACCCTTGTTTTCTTCCTTGATCGATTCGACCATGTATTGCCTTGGGTTAGCCATGTTAACTGTGTCCTTAATTATGAAAGACTTGTTTTTAGCATCTTTGTAATTAAAAATACTTTGATCATCTAGGTTTACTTTTTTCTCCAATATATAACCCTGTTTCAGGTCCCCCCTGACAGACATCCATTTACCATGTGCATTCGGGTCGTCTGATGGTGCGGCAGATAAATAATATCCATAATTTTCGTAGTTTTCTGCGGGGTCAGCTGAAAACGGCAAGTCACCAAATTCTTCATCTTGCTTTCTTGGAATCCATCCATCGTAAGTTATTTCTGCTGTGTAGTTCTTTGGGTTTAGCCACTCAAAACGTCCATTCTTATACATTCCGCCAATCCATGCATTGCCTTTTCCCTTTGGCATATTTAAGTATAGAAGATACTGGTCTTGATCCGAACCTATCGATGCAAGCTGCCCGCCTCTTTCTTTGGCGTCATGAACAGCTTCCTCGAAAGTAAACTCACCCTCTATATACTGAAAAGATTCATCTATAATAGTTAATCTTTCTCTATTTTTTGATATCTCTACAACCTGAAGTTCTCTGGTTTGTTTCTTTCTTAAGTTATCTATATTATTCTCTCCGGTGTCAGGGTCTACCTGTTCCTTGTTATTATCTAGAGACTGTATGGTTTCAAACTCGCTTAGATCAAAAATTTCTATTGACTTCCATGTGCTTTTATCCCAAGACTCTATTATTGAATTAATTGGGTAATCTAAATATATATGCATATATCTTGCCTGCTGATCTATAATTGTGTTTTTAATCTTTCCTGCAAACCTCCCTATAGTTCGTTTATTATCAAGTACATCTATTATGTCACCAGGCCTTAGGTATGAACCAACTATATTTGTTTTAAATGAAACTACCTCTGTTTCTAAATTGGCGGATTTAATTAAAAATTCAGCAGCTCTTTTTGCTTGCGACTGGGAGGTTATACCAAATCCCTCTACGGATGATTCTATTATGTTGTTTTGATTAATTGCTTCTTTGTCTTCACTGACTTCTATTTTAGGCTTAAATGATTCATATTTATCAGTGTACCTAATTTTAACTTTATTTGTTCTAGCTGTCTTTGGCAGGTTTGAATAAGAAAAGCCCTCCTCAGATATGCTGGCATTATTAAAGAACATTACAGAATCTTTATGCTCATCTTGAAAAAACTGAATTTTACCCTCAGACCAATACATGAAAGATCTAAACACCGCTAGCATTTCATTAATCATCTTGTAAGCACTTTGACTTTCCATAATTAATGCATTCATGGTGTATCTAGGCTCAACCAGAGGGTAGTCTATTTCTGTAGCACAATACCCAGATTTAAGGCTTCCTTGCAGTGGTTCAGTTATATATACTGCAAAATAACCTGGGTTTCCTGGGGCATCATAACTAATTCTTTCGATGATCGCTCGCTCGTAAGTGGAGTCTTCGTAAAAAATAGCTAAACCTGCCCCAGAATATCCAAACATTTCAAATATTTCTACATTGGTTAGATTTAATTTATTAATTAATAAAATTGATTCCTGATTCTTTTTTACATTAAAAAAACTCTTATTATATTTAGGTGAATATCCGGTCGGCACAAACTGATCACAGTATTTTGCCATTTTATACAAAGTCCACTTGTCTACATTCTCTAACTGTATGCCAAACTTTCCTAATCCATAAGATTTGTTTGATATAATGTCCATCAAACACCAAGCTGGATTATCTGTCCACTGCTTCTCGGGTTTAAATGTTCCGTCCCAGAGATCTGGATACCTCCTGATTTCAGGGTCGTAACCAGTTGGAACTAAAACTTTTTTTAATTTTAGGTCATAATTTCTTGTAGGCACCTTACCACCAGTATCTCTAGCATTTACTCTAGTGCCCACAACTACAGAGTTTGGGTAACTTGTTCTAGTTTTAACTACCTCCGTTATAGAGGCTACCTCAACATCTGCCGCATACCTCTTGGCTTGTTCTCCCTCTACTACGGGATTACGTTCCCTTGTTAATTTGTATATTTTAATAACCCTCTGCTTGTTTCCAGGATTATCTGGTAGGAATATTTTTATATCTTTTCTGTATGGGTTATTAACTATAGAATAAAATGCCACATCAGTTGAGTATAATTCTTCACCTATATTTCCATACTTAATCCTAAACATCACTTTGTTAGGCCATAACTCTCCGGAATTATCAATTCTCGTCCCCATACTAAATGTGCTATTTTTATCACCTATGTAATATAAAACTCCAGCACCTATCGCAACGAGTACAGCTGCCATAGCAACAGAACCGAAATTTTTAGTAGTACCAACAGTGCCCCCTCCAATAGTTATACCCGAACTTTGCAAGGCTGCTCCAATCTGTTGAGCTAATAAAATACTTCCTATGAGCAGCATTAATTGACCAATTTTATATGTAATTTTTACTTCGTCTCCAGGGTATATGTAAAAAAGCTGGTTAATTTGTAGTGTTACATACAACTCATCCACTAAAGGATTAATTATATTGTGACGCACGGGGTACTCCTCTTGGTCTGCAATAATAGCATTTCTATTAGTTGACAAAAGCCTTTTGAATAAAAAATTAGATATGTTTAGGTAATTACTCGCAGATTTTTGAGCATCCTCTATGGACGAGTTAATTATAGTTAATTTGAAATCAGTACCAAGCTGGCGCCAATCAATCCAAACACCTATCATATTTAGTTGCTGCGGATGACCGAAACTTTCAATTACCCTAGTGTTCGGTTGGAGTAAGACTTCAAGTCCATTATTAGGCAATAAGTCTCCATTGGCATCGGTGTTCCTTGTGTTTGTTATATTTAATATATCCTCCCTGATCTTTGAGTCCCGAATGCTGGTTACTTCACCCGTGTCTTTCCAGTTTCTGTATATTTTAAACTCACTACCAACAGTAGGTATGTCACTGAAATTTTTGTAAGGGATGATTAACCCCACCGGCACACCATTAACATCATTTGCAGACCAGGAATATATTTCCCTTGACTCCCCTGATAAATTTCCAGTTGTAAACTCTATAGTAAAACCCTGTAATATATTTTCGTCGGAGTTAATGAAATCCAAAATCTTAATCATACTTCCGGGTGAGGGCTCATGCTGGCCGGCAGAATAGTTACTAGTATCGGTTAAGTTTGTATAAATAGCATTTTCACTATTGCCACCAGAGCCCGGATCGTTTATTTGCCCACTTAACTCGAAAAAGTACTCTTCCATACCGTTTATCAAATTTTGGAACCTGAATTTTTTATTTCGATCTGTTTCAATCTCCGCAACACCTCCTTGCATAATAACTCGAGGGTAGTTACCTCCAGCTATTTCTTTATCTATAAACTCTTTAAATTTTTCAGAACTTTCTTCAAAGGACTGTATATTTCTGTTTGTATCCGCAACCTCCGTTAAAGACTCGTTGCCCAAATAAAGATTCTGTATAAATTCTCCGTCCGCTTGCCTGGTTCGCGAGTATTCATCCTCTGAGTGTGGCACCCAAACTTCTTCCGGGCTATTAATATAAACCTCCTCCCATAAACTTAAGTTTCCAGAAGGTGTTATATCATCATTAGATCTCCCAAATATTTCACTTAAATATTTAAATGCCCCTCTATTATCTAATGAGTTTATAGTTAAAGTCTGTTTGTCAATTTCGCTACCCACACTGGCCCCTATCTCATTTTCTATATCGCTTGAGTTTATTAATAACCTCGCTAAACATTCCCTAGCATTCCTGGTTTTGTACACAACATCTGACGATGAATTTAGGTTTTTAGTATCAGGCCCAAAGTAAATAGACCAACTAGATCCATTCCATATATAATATTCATCCTTGCTGTCTAATTTCGCAACGGTTCCTGAAAGCTGCCCCTTTTCATTATTCAGTGTGGTCTCACTCTTAGTCCAGGACATTTTTTGCTTGTAACCAATTGGGTGGAGACCAAGTTTATCAGTTGGTTTTGAATGCTTTTTTAACCTTGGGAACGAAAGCTCTGTCGCTATCAATGGAAGCTTACTCCCATAAGTTTCTCTTGTTTTTTCATGGTCTGATAGTTCAGATTTTATAATAAGAAACAACCGACCATCTTGCACCGGAACTCCCGAGTCTTGACCTCCTTCTCCAAAAACCAAATAACCAACTTTATTTTCGTAATATGATATATCTATATTTGGATTAAATATCCCCAGGAACTTATCTGCATGCTGCCCCATGGTAACATAGTGATATCCATCTTCCCCTTTAACCCTAACCTTGTCTCCCAGGTTATAGTATCTTTCATTTTCAATATCTACATGCTGCCCACTAAAAACCTTGTAGTCGTTTATACTGGCCTGCCTATCCGGATCCCAGCTTCCATTGTAGGGTGTATAAAACTTATGATTAACCTGGTCATAATATAAACTCAAGCCGTCAAACTCATTCGGGTGTTGATCGTCGCAGAGATCTTGATCGTATATCTCAGTGCTTTCGAAATTTATTAAATTTAAATCTTGACCCTCTACTTGAGAGTTAGGATCGTAATAATATTCAGGCGCCCTATAAAAACCTGTTCCGACACCAAGGTCTGCAGTAATGTTAAATCTACTGGTATAATATCCCCCTCGAGATAACTCACCATTTGAATCAAATGTTTCCCATTTTACAGTTGAAAAATTTGGGATCACTTGGTATTGATCTGATGGCTGATCAACCTCTTCAGTTCCCTCTTGAAAAATTGTTCCCCCGATAAAATGTTTATTCTTAATTGTTTTTTGCTGAAACCCATAGGTTGCCCCTGAACTAAAGTCATTAGGGTTCATTTTTCTTCCGCCATAAAGCTTGGCGCCTAGTTGTTTTGTATTTGAAGTAAAAAGATATTGATTCTGCATTAACTCTTGTTCGTCAGTTCCAATACCCCCTTTACTGTCTGTTGCGACATCTATATCAAATTCATTAATATTAAAAATACCTTGCGATCCACCACCCCTCGGGATTTCCATCACGGGAACATCATCTAAATAGACACCTTGTAAAAATTTTCTGTTTTCCGTGAAAGAGGCATCTGCGCCATTACTCCCTTTCTCTTTAATTGGTAAATGGGAGCCTCCGTACTGATCACAGAAACCCTCCACGGGACCCTCGCACAACAAATCAATAGATTTATAAATAGATATCGACTCTAGTAAATCCCAGCCAACCCCAGACTCTTTGTTCCCTGATTTGTATCTTTTACCAACCAGCCTTACGAATCTTTGGTCAGCGCTACTAGCTCCATCATTAAATAAGACTGGGTAAAACTTTTTTTCGTCTATGCCCCCTTCCCCCTCTTTCCTGGGTAAGCTTTGCAGGCAAACACATGAAGATAAATTCACATCTTTTTCAGAAACATGCGGAGCCTCACCATAACCAATTTCATCACTAAATTTACTATCAGGAGACCACTGACCCCCGGGAGCGGGATATGATCCCATTCTTGCCAAAGTTTCTTTATCAAAACCTTTGAAGTAGTTGTACTCGTAATATAAATATCCCCCTAGTGCATTACCTTGCTTTCTTATATTTTTAACTATCTGTCCCTCTGCCTGATCTTTCTTTAGCATTGCTCCATAAATACTATCAAATGAACCAAATCCATTCTCAGATGACTCTTCAGATCTATTATCTGTTACCGTTAATGCAGTTATGCCCTGATCTTCTTGTGATATAAATATAGGATTCTTTTCCCACTGTATATATTCTTCAGATCCTTCTTCCCCCCATTTGTATTGGGGATACAAAGAAAACAACCCGCCGGGGTTTATAATCGATCCTTTTTCCTTATCCCAGTCATAGTTTAGTGTGGCAGATGAAATAACACTACTTCCTAGTTTCATTCTCCCGTACCCTAATGGTATATTTCCACCTTGAAAACTTCTATTAGATTGCCCCTCGATTAAGTACGACTTACTCTGAACTTTTAATGGAGACCCATCATCTTTTTCCTCGAAAGACTTAGCTATCTTACTATTTATTGCCGCGCCTATAAAAGATGTCACCCCCATCATTGCCAAACTAGCCATTGAGCCTGCCGGAGCCGGAAAAATATGAATGTCTTTTTTTGTTGAGAAATTTAATTCACCCTCAGTCTCAATAGGGTCATCCTGAGAATATCCCGCTGCATAATAAACCCCCTCTGATTGTTTTTTATCAATATATTTTTTAAGATCTGGGTAGTTTACAAAGATAGCCCTTATTGCTTCCGCACAAGAGCTTACATCCAACTTAATATGTTCGCCAAACTTAGACGCAAGCTCGCCATGTAAGAAAATATTCTTCATCCTTATAATTACACAAGTTGCCGCATTCTGTACACAGCTTTTATTCTGCTACTCCAATGGTCTGTTATCATTTCTCTACAAGACAGTTTCTTAATATCTTGATGCATGAAAAACCCATTGCCCACATAAACTCCTACATGCACACCTTCTCCACGTATACCGCTAAATATAATTAAATCATTTTTTTTAATTTCTGAAACTTTAACCTTAGTGCAATTCATCTTAACCCCTGACAATAGTTTCTTATTAGCTCCTTCTGATTTTTCCCACCAATGGTTTTTCACAGAGTTGTAAACATTAATGCCGCACTCTAATTTATAATAATCCATCACTAAAGAGCCGCAGTCATTAAAACCTTTTATATACCTCCTACCTAATAGTTTCCGCGGCTTAAAAGTCGTTGGGATATGTAAGTGAAATTTTTCGCTAACCAAACTGTAGATCAAATACGGTACCCCCATTTCATAAGATTGATTCCTATCTGAGTCTGAAGGCTCCTCACTGGCTTTGTGATGACTATGATATATTCCGAGCAACCTATCTTGTGATTTATATTTTAAAAATGACTTATGCGGTATGCTGAAATCTCGTTCTATATTATCACTAATGTTGGGCACGGAAATAACAGAAGGCCTATTATCTTCACCAAGAACAACCAATCCGCAAACCTCCTGGTGCGGCAGTGATTCGGCATGGTTTATAATTATCTTATCAAAGCTCATTTACTATCATAAGGTTCAACACCCGGAAAACCACCAAATGGCAAACCATTTAAAGTTTCCTTCCATGATTTCTTGTTTCTTTGGCACCCTCCCGACGACTCAGCTGCATCAGAGAAACGAAGCTTACAACCACACATTGTCTTATCGCAGTCATCCACGATCCAACTATGCCTATCTCGTGGCGGATATGATGCGACACCATCCTCTTTGCATATATATAACCCTGGGGGGGAGTTTACTGAATCGTTTGAAAATGAAATCACCTTAACTATATCACCCTTGTTATATATTGCATTTGGATCCCAAGATTGCAAAGAATCGATATCCCAGTTCTCATCGCCCAGCTTTTCCTCTTCAGGAAAATAAGCCTCCGCTCCAACCCTAGGCCCACTGTATCCACTATTAACTATTTTTTTGTTTTTAAAATCAGCTATTGGCCTCCCAGTATAACCACAACCTAGGGAGCTTCTATAATTCCAGGAACAATTGTTAGAAAAAACTTTTCTATTAGGAATTGATGCATTCTCTAACTCAAGTAGCGATACAAGCTCAAACTCTACTATGCTATCATTTTCTTGAGTTTTTTGGTTTACATAAAAAATTTCTTCCTGAACCATAACATCTGGGTCTGCTTCTCCGTAGGGATTTTCGTTGTTTGGGAAATTAACATCATCAATAAACTTAACAAATGTTTTGATGCGCTTTACTCGATGGTTTGAAAAGTCATTAAAATAATTTAATCTCAATGATATAACACCTCCATGATTAGAAAATGTCATTTTTGGCCTAGGCAATCTAGTATTTCCGTGCATTTCAAAACCTGATACAGCTATAGGAAAAAATTCATACTCCTTATTGTCAAATATTATAGGCTTCCTGTATCCGTTTTCACCTGCATGAAATAAATACTCACCTTTTTCTTTTAAGTTAATTTCGTACAAGCATATACTGGTTGTAGGGTCTAACTCAAAAATATTATCTATATATTTTTTTGTATCTCTCATTTTATTTTAAAATTGAAATTGTGCTATTTTCAAGATCTCCATGGTCAGCCATAAATATACTTACATTTATAGTGGATCTACTTTTAGTATTTAATAATGTCTTAATAAAAGATCCCCGAGATTTATTCGCAATGGAACTAGATGCATTATTTAAATTGTTCCCAAGGCTAGATACTGATACATATAAGGCTTGGTCTTTTATGTAACCCACTGGTAGATCTACGGGTTCGGTGTCAACTAAAAACCCCATATATATATCGGACCTCCCAGGTACAGAAACAGACTTAGGGTGGGCTAAATTTTTATTAAAAAAAGAAGAGGATACTTTATCCACAGAAGTTAAAGAAAAATCTTTTGAATAATCACTACTATAAACATCCCTACCTTTATTTAAGCTATCATTTACCATAGAATAAACTAAATCAATAGCTCCAGTAATCCCCCAATTCGAAGAAATACCCTCAAACCAATTATTGGAATCAAGGTGACTAGCATAATCATATATCGCTTTTGATATTATACCGTAACCGTTGTTCCAATTATCTTCAGATACTCTCTCAGAATACTGAACATCAAAAACCTCAGTTCTGTTCAAAAAATCTCGATTCTTAAATACAGACATAGAGACTCTTTTATTAAGATAATCTAGTGGCTGACTAAACTGGCTTCTATTATATGCCCAGTCCATTTTTTCTGGCTTATTTATTGGGCACAAAAATTCGCCAGTTAACGTTATGCTTGTGTCGCAAGAATCAGTCTCTGCCCCCTCTTTTAAAACAGGAAAACCTGGATATATATCTACCTTTGTTCCAAATTTTGGTGCACCTTCATTATCCTCTAGTGTGTATCTTTTTGATTGTTTTAATTGACTGGCGCCAGGATTAAAAAATGTTTTAATTGTGTGACTCTTATTGGGCTGTATAGTGAAGGGCATGTAATCAGCAGACCACTCCTTACTATATTCACTTAGCGATGTGTAACCTTCGTCAAACAGTCCAAACATTTCTGGGTCATGAACAACAAGCCCTGTGATGGTTATTGGAACAGAGCATGTATTAGTTATAGTGAAAGCTCCGCTTGCATTTTCCCTCACGCACGATCCCTCACAAGCCTTAAATGCCTCATCGCAGTCCTGCTGTAATAATATACCCGCTTCCGTTAACACTAGACCTGACGACTCGGAAGATAAAACATTGCACTGCGCCCCAAACTGATCCAGCTGGCTAGAGAATCTTATTTTTTTATCGTTTTCCTGAATAAAGCTCATGTTAAATTACCCTATCATTTATTTATGCAGGCATCTGGGTCCTGCATGAATTTGTAAAACATAGACTCTTGACCACTTAAATTGTTGTATTGGGCATATTCTTCGCCACCAACACTAGGCACTTCTGGCAACAAACTGTTTTCCCACAAGCCCCTGATGGATCCATTTTCGTCTAGCAATATATGCATCTCTATTTCTTTCTCTAATCTATCCGCGAAATCAAGCTTACTGATCGTACCAGTGAAGAAATATGGAGGATATTCTCGCAATGCTCTCCTGTATGGTAAGATAGCATTATTCTTAACACCCTCTATGAATATTACATCGTTAAAATTATCATTCTCTATTCCGTCTTGGTAGTAAATAAGTAGGGATTCTTTTAATTTAGAACAAGCTTGCTTTACTCCGCTAAATGTATTGCTTGAATCATAGAAACCTGCCTCACTATCTACATTTTCTACAGCCACTAATCCGTTTGGATCTACCTCGTTATTGGAAAGATCTGGGTCCTCTAAAGGCTCGGGCATTTTTCCTCCTGGATATATATTGTAGTCAATGCCGTATTCATTTCCAAAAACTTTACCGTATTGAACTTCTCCATTTTTATAATCTATAAATCGATATGTCTCAGTAGTATCATCCCAATATTTTTGATAAAAGCTTCCTTTTTTAATGATATTACTCTTAATGCTTTTAGGTCTGTATGGATCAACTGAGCTACGGGAAACTTCAAGACTGCACGAAACTCTATTGCCGTTTTCGTCATAACAAAAATCATCAGGCAATTGCTTAATTAACCATCTATCTCTTTCTCGATCCCAAGTTATGTAGTCAGAGCCCAACCACTGTATGCTAATTTTCGTGACGTCCGCCAATCCTTTAACAGATAAGAATTGCTTAGCACTGGATATTTGATACTTATCCCAGAATTCGTAAGTGTCCTTATTATATCCGGTTGGCCTCCAGTCTTCCATACCTTCTACCTTATCATCTGAATGTAAAACAAATGGGCCTATACCGTCAAATATAATACCTTCAGTTCCATATTTTTCTCTACTCTCTTTACGTGTAAAAACAGTCCTGCCCGATCCACAACTAGGCGACTCTGGCTCACCGCTATTTCTTAGTATAACCCTAACAGGTGCATTAACTGCAATACTTTGTATGCTATTATAAGGAACTTCATATTCAGCAAACTTACAAACACCACTAAATCTACCTTGGTCATATAAAAATAAATCAGATACATTACCATCAAACTTACTAACAGGGTGGATTATAGCCCATGGCCCAAATAACTTATCTTTAGGTATGCTACCGATGTCATATGCCTCTGAAGCTAAGAAATTTTTAGTACCTAAATCATAAGTAGATCCAACCCTCTTAGAACTTATGTAAACAGCTCCTTCGCTAATTTTTGAATTGGTTACTATAGACGGTATATTATTCTTCCAGTAGTTTGACTCTTCATGCAATATTCCACCAGGGCAGGTTTTCAAACTGTTCCATCCATGCTTCATCATCCAGTAAAACAAGCTGTCTTTATATTGCAATCTGATATTATGGCCCCAGCTCCTCTGAAATGCTCCGCTCCTAACTTCAGTCCACCCTCCAATTTTACATCTAACCCTGTATCTAGTAACGCTAGAGCTAGTGGACAGGGAGGCAATCGGAGTGAAATTATTCTGAATCTGAATACCCTGATCTTGTTTTGGTTGCCCGTACCAACTGCTTCCTTGTGGCCACAATAAACCTGTACTCTTCCCCTCTCTTTGGAATATAGGCGTGAATACAGGCGCCATCTGAAACCAAAATACCTCCATAAATAAACAGTCAAAAAATTGCTGCAAATTTTCTATCTTAGAATACGGTAAAGCATTCCACCCATAGGAAAATGTTCCTCCCGCCGATGCCCTAGTTCCGTATGTATATATAGTCTGGGGGCCATCTGAGGTCAGTTGAGCCTTAAAGCTGTCAAGCCAAGATGGTAGGCCCGCCTCGTACACATCTGTTTTGTATGGTTTAGTTATTTCTGCATACTTTGTATTACCTCCATCATATGCTAATGAAGCTCTCCTTGCCGCCTCAATAGCTATATCCCTGGCAGCTTCACCAACCTCGGCATCACCCTCACATCCCCATGCTGGCCTATTCCCTGGATCGTGTGAAAAGGGTGCATCTGAACCCAGACTAAAACTTACATTACCATCATTATCCTCCACTGGCCTTAAGCCCCGCATGAAAGGGTCGTATAGTTGAAAAATTTTATACCAACCTTTTTCTAGAGAATTAGGTATGTCAGGCCTATTTGTATTAGCCAAAACATGATCCCATATGATTTGCGCCACAGGTAAAGAATAACCAAAAGAGTTATTGTTTTGTGATATGCCCTTGGTAATTATTTCTTGCATAAGTCCATAAGGGTCACACAGTCCATTTTTGGCGGGACTTATCTGCTCGACGGTTGGCTTTAATGTTGATGCGAGTGCATCCTCTGCATTTTCTATTTGCTCCGCACCCTCAACTCCGGTTTTTATTACCAGTTCAGTATTCCTGGAATCATTTATCTCTAAGTTAAACTGGAATTGAGCATAGCAATCCATTTTCCCGTCTTGCATATCTTCAGTATGAAAAAATAACTGAACTCTATCCTCAAACCGATCAACGTCTTTATATCTTATCCCAAAAAATAAATCAATAGATTCGCCAGACTTCAACACAGGCATGTGAGAATAATCTCCCACTGAGGCACTTTCTTCACCAGCTATATTATAATCTATAATCTGCAAATCTTCTTCTGCATTCTTGAATGCTCGAATTGGTGCCCCCTTAAACATAACCCCTGGATTCGAGACCCCACTAGTCTTGACACTTGAAATTGATGATAAATCTGAAGTTAATATTTCGTATCCTCCTAAATCTAACCCCTGTTTGTCACTAGAAAACGTCGGCTCAGATTCGTTTAAGATAAGATAATCTCCTTCGTCAGTTACAATATCAATATATCCAGTTCCTCTACCCCACCCCCCATCAATTTCATGAATTTTTCCCTGTCTATAAACTTCGTGCTCCGTATTGAAAGAGTGCCAAACAATATTTGAGGGGTTAGATGTTAGCATTTTTTCGTTTTTAGGGTCGCTATAATACTGTCCCCCTGTGCCATACATTGGCTCGTCTATCGTATGCTCACCGTCTTTTAATCTTGTAAATTTATACCTATCGTCATCCTTGACTATCCCATGTTTTAAAACTTCTGTAGAATACTCAGCTAAACTTTTATCGTTCTCAAAACCAATGATAGTGTTGTGCAGCTTAATAGAGTGTGGGCCGCAATTATATATAGTAACTGAAAAAAGATTCTGAAAGCCATTATCTTCCGTTAGTGCAGATGCTATCTCGGTTAATTGCATAATTCTAAACCCTTCTTCATCCCTAGGTTCAGCGGCACTAACATTATGAATTAATTGAAGGTCTGAGTCTTCTCCAGGAGCACCAGTATAATCTGCTGCATATTGTGAAATTTTACTACTAACTTCGCCTGACGCTCCGATACCTACAGGAAAAAACATTGTCGGCATTTCGCCATTATACCAGGTTGGATTATTTTTATCTTCATATGGTAATGAGTTGTAGTCTTCTGTTGCTTGAATCTTGGCTTCATCGTCTGGTAATAAAACGTCATTTTCCGTCTTTACCCTTGCTAAATAGTTTATATAATTTTCCCTAGAGAACAATCCTCCCGGAGAATAATCTGGGTTCATTAAATTAGAATACCCACCTCTCCATGACTCCGTATAAGCATATCTTTGCAGAATTTCATCTATGCCAAAATCTTTCAGCACTTCATCTCTGGGCCTCCTTTTTGACAGCCTCCCCCCTGTTTTTAGTTCAGATACGATAGAGTTAATTGTATCTTGTTCTTTTTCTGAAAAATAAAAATCGCTAATATAGAATATAATTCTCTGGTTAACTACATTAGATCTTTTTGCATTAAATAATTGGGCCACTGCATCCGATAATGCCCACAGATGATTTCTTCCGGCATCATTTTTAGCTAGATGTGCAGACAACCTATCATAAATATATTTTTTATCGAAAGAGTTTGGGTAGTCTGGTAAATCTAGAATTCTTATACTGTCTCCATTGTCATCTTTATCCATTGGGTATTCATAGGCATCTTGATTACCAACTAATGATATACCCATATTAACCCCTCTTTCCTCTACTGCGGTATTAAATCGTTTTAAATTATCAATGTCATACCCTAGTGTTGATAGCCATTTATTTGAGGCAGTGGAACCCTCAGGTTTATAGACTTTACTAATTAAACTTTGATTAACAATCTGACCGGTGACAACATCTGTGTATTCGGTAACGGGCCAAGGAGGTACACCATTTGATCCAGCTCCCGGAAGCGAGTCATCTTCGAGATTAATCTGTCCAGCGCTATATGCTGTTAATGCTTTGGTCCCCGGAAACTTGGAGCCATCATATCCCGTCACTATCTTCTTTAACGAATCGACCACCAAATCATACTTGGTGTAAGCAGCATCTCCTACCACTACTTTTTGGTCGGATATAGTGCGGGAATTATCTAAAACAAATACAACATCTGTTTCTTTGGAAGAAGGCTCGATAAGAAACTCTTGATTGCTAGGGTCAACAACAAACCCTAAAGAAGGAGAACATGCAGCGGAAGACGATAAAGTGCATGTCGCATGCGGCACTATTGGGTCAAAAATATTTCCGCCTACAACACATGAATCCTGCAGTGAGTCTTCATATAAGTTCGCACTCTTAGACTCTATGAATGTCGCGGTAATTGTATGGTTATTTTTAAAAACTACCTCATGTGTCCAGCTCGGGCAATAGAAAGCATGAGTAGATTTGTTTTCTTCTTTTATATTGTTTTCAAATCCAGGTAAATAAGGCCTTGGCATCTGAAAAGAAAAAGACTTAAAACCTAAGTGACTCTCAAGAAATAATAAAATTTCTTCGGCTTCTTCATCTGATCTTTGCTCAAAAGATAAATTCACAGCAACACCCAAGCTATTAATCCCCGCATTATATTTTTTATTATAATAATTAATGAACGCAGCTTGTATATATTCTGGGGTCTGGGGTATTGTGAAAACATTGTTTGGCCTAAAGTCGAAATCTCTATTTTTGTTCCAGGGGTATGCCGTTACGGTATTGGGAGAATTAATATACATGCTACTACGTCCATGTAAAACTTCGGGTATTAGGGCACTCATTTTTACTTGCCCAACAATAGAATATTCAACCGGCCTAGCAGCACTTACATAAATATAATAATCATCCTCCTTGACATCTTCCTCTAAATAAAACATCCTGTAATCTTTTGTGATAATTTTTCTTTTTTCAGACTGTTGAGTGTTTTTATTAAACACATATTTGGACAAACCAGTGCTCCCGTCAAATCCGTCAGGAAATAAAACCCTAGAAGACAAACAATCCAATGGGTGTCTGCCTATTTTCTGATACAGTACATCGGCCATAATATCATCATAGCCATTATTTTTAACATCAATATCTGATAAATTAAATGAACCCGTTTCATCATAAGGTATTGCCTCCGTGACAAACTCTCGATCAGATAAGACTTCTTTAACCCTAATCAAGCCTACTGAAAAAATTGAATACTTTACAGAATTTACTTGAATATATACAGTATCTCCAACTTCAAGATCTTGGCTTTTTTTAAATTTTAAATTAATATGTAAATTCCACCACTGATTGTCGGTTTTGAGTTTCTTTAACTCATCTTCCGTTAGCTGGCTTTTACTGTCAGTTATTAATTCTAGCTTCTTGAGAAAAGATAAATCATTTTTTAAATACTCTCCCTCGAAATGCTTCGTCACACTTTCTAGGTCATTAGGAAACTTACCATCCCCATTGGGCTCTAGGGCAAAAGTATCTAATCTTGTAACTCTATCTGGGCTTATATACCTTAAACCATTAACAACTATAGGTATAATTACATCCCTTGTATAATCATAGCCATCATGACCTTCCACACTATTTAATGTGCTTTGAGATATACATATAAATTTAGCATTTATATTATTATTATTTCTATAGTTAATACTATGACTAAAGTCAACACATGTAAATTTTAAATCTTTTTTGTAAGGAAATGAATATTCAAAATTAAAATGCTTCACTTCGTTAGAAATCAACCTATCACCCTTATGGTCTATAGAGAATATAGAATCATAAACGAATAATTTCTCCTGCAGAAAATGAATAATAGCCTTAGTTTCCTTGTCTGTTCTATTTGTAAAGCTTACATCAAGCTCAAGGGGCAACGAGTTAATTGATTCATTGGCCACATATTCATATCCGTCACCCATTTTAAAACTTTCGTTTTTAGCTAAAAAACTAGTCTTTGAATTGTACGAGGGCCTCCATACGAAATCTTGAGTCCAATATGTACCGTCATCCATATTTGGGTGCACTGATAAATTAGGCCCATGAGGCTTGACGCAATAAAAATAATAGCCACTATTAGAGGCCTTGACATTTGAGAAAATTACCCCAGATGTCTTAAGCCCAAAAGCCGCCACAAAAATATCCATTTCATAAGCTTCATCCGGAATGTCTGTAGCTTCTACCTCTAAAGATAATTTGTAGGAATCTTGATCGTCAAGTTCCGAGTAGGCAATTAATCTAATTACTTTTCTAGGTTTTATTGGTTTAAGGTAAACACCTTCTTTGTTTTTAAATTTTAAACCAACACCAGCCCCAATTGAAGAATCTCCATCTATATAGTATTCTCCCTCCTCAATGTCTTTACTAACCAATAATGTGGTAAAATTATCTGTACTCTTTACATTTTTATTAAAAAGCTTCACGGATGCGGATATACTATATCCCGAGCCCTTTCTCACTCTAATCGAATTAGACTCCCTAGATTGATTACCAACTACTTTTATCTCGCGATCAACATCGGAAGATGCGTTAGATGTTATTTCTTGGTAATTCTGAGGCTTTACAGAAAACAAAGAATCAACCCGAACCACATCGTGTTGTTCGTATGTCTCCTCCAATTTCCAATCTAGTGCCTGTACTTCCATTATCTGTAAGATTGTTTAATGCTGGCCCGACCTCTTAGATATCCACCCTCGGATACAGATATAGTATCTCTATCAACTATACCATAACTAACTAAATCCTGAGGTATAGGTTCTGGATAAACAAGATTACCAACCAGCTTGAACTCCCTCATCTCTCCAAGATTATTATCTGTAAAGTCTTTCGAAAACCCAAGATCATTTAAGCTAATTTTTAATTCAGCTCTTTGCCCTGTAATTTTTAGAAATGGATCCAGCTTTTCCCCCACCACTTCGGCGGTTACATCAATAGACTTTTTATTAACTCTTGTTGGAACCTCTCCGTTTTCGCTTAGTTTACCGCTTAAGGGTAGCTCGTATGCGGGCTCACGATCTACTGATATAGAATAATTAAACTCCAATGGATACTCCATGCCTACATTTTCTATACCCTCTATCTTCGAGGTTAATCCGTGAGGGATGCTTTTTTGTTTATTCCTGTAATTGTAATAATCATTACTTATAACATTTTCCGAAATACCTTCCTGGTAATTAAGTGCCCCATATATATCAATGGATACCGTGGTTTGAACAGGCTGATAAGGTACTGCATCAAATGTTATTTCCCTGATATATGCATTATCAAAAGTAAAATCCCCAAGTGATCCAGTTATTTTACCTTCGTGAACCTGAGGGTATATTTCTTGATCCACTAAACCAGTTATATCAAAAAAAGAATATATATTACCAGTGTTCATGTAGTATGTGATGTCCAGAGATCCGGCCGCTCCCCTTTCTGCGGCATATTGCCTAATAACATCCACCTCTCCGTAAGGAACATCCTTATCGTGGCTCAAAAACATATCACCCGTAGAGATAACTCTAATTCTATAATCACCAGGGTAAGCATCCTGATTCACAATCAAGCTCTTTTTTGATGGATATGATATTTTAGTGCCTTTACGTATAACTTCTATTGATTCGGGTATTTTAGATCCTCTGCCCGCTTGAGAGCCTAGCAGTAAATCATATTCTTTTCCTTTCTCAAAAAACAAGTCTTCTTTTATATAGGCAAATGCTATTTTATAATCTTCATTAAATTTCTTAGAATATATCGTTTGAGACACGCCAATAGATGCATCATTAGCAAAAATAAATACAGGATCCCGTCCCTCGTGAGCAATTAGGACTGGGGTATCTTCATATCTTTTAAAAGGCTTTATCATCTCCTTCTATTATAATAAGAATTATATGTCAAATTTACAGTTAATCTTCCTTCAACAGATGATTGTATTTGTTCGGAAGCCAGCCTGGCTTGAACAACTGTATAATTTTGAACTTTGTTCCCCGTGCAATCCTTAACTTCTATAGCTAGGTCGTGAAGTGTTGGCTTATACAGATAGTCCCTCAACCTCCTGTATCGATACTCGTCCACTTCAATGGAGAAACTTGTAGTGCTGCTGGTTGGCCACCTAACATCAACTTGGATTGGCTCATATGACCCAACTATATATATGGGTTCTAGATCTACATTAATACTATGCTCAAAAGACATCACCCTATCTATTTCCGCGCCACCTATTCGAAGGAATATAGATCCATGACTGGGTATTTTTATTTCAGGAAATACTCCATCTCCCTCCGCTGATAACCCCGTTGAACTTGATTTGGAATCTTCGGTATCAAAATCAAAAGAATCTTCACTATTATCTATCTTAAAAGATTCAGGACTTCCACCTATATCCCCAAACACCCTTATCTCGGTGCTTAGTGTAGGTAGAGAGCCCACGGCACAAGAAACCGTGTGCCTAGTCACATAACCATTATAAAAACCAAAATACCTATCTTTAAAATGTATACTACCACTAAAAGGATTATCTCCTACATAACTTACTATAAAATCTTTGCTAATTAATAAAGAATTAATGCTAAAAGCTCCTTCTAATGGAGAATTAATAACAGCCATACTTTTAAATGGCTGCACTAAAAATCCATAATTATTTACATATATAAAAGGGTTATTTCTTCTGTAATCAAAATCTTCTCCTGGCTCTTCGAAAGGATTGTCGCCCTCTGTAATAACTCCAATATTTTGCTCTGAATCAATATCTAGACCTCCCTCGGTTATTAAGTTCTGAGAAATAGATGAGTAGTCTAATTCGCTCTCAGGTTTTCCAAAATAATTAAAGCCAAAATCAACATGACCATAACCAAGTATATTGATTGGTGTTTCACCTATAGAATATCCACCATTAATAGATTGGACACCCATGATTTCCGTGCCATCAATGTATAATTTTTGCTCGTCGCCTAGTATAGCCTGCTTCATTAACTAAGCTCTCCACCAACTCGTTTTTCTTCTCTTATTACGTCTAGTACTGCCGACTTAATTTTCATCGATAACTCTTGTTCCTTACTATATGAATCTCCAGAAGACGCGGTATCAACCTTTTCTTGTCCAGACTGATCAACAGTAACGGTTACATTTATGTTGTTTGTTACCTGCCCGCCCCGTGCGGAATCTTTTCGGCCCATTGATTGACCTAATGCAGGTGATCCAGTGCCCTCATTAAAAACTCCAGGCTCCGGGCTTGATTGCTCTCCGATCACCCCTCCGTTATAGTAGCCCCTAACAACCCCTCCGTTCTTAAATACCCCCGGATTCTGCATGGCCATTCTCATTAAGTGAGGATTTTTATTAGCCAAACTTTGGGTAGAGGATTTTTTGACAACAAAATCTCCTGGGGTCATTGGGACAGGGCCAACTTTATCAATGCCAGCGGGACCCGCAACAGTAGGAAACTCACCGTTTTTATTAATATATCTTAAGTTTTCGTAGCCAATTGTCGATGCAATACTTTTAGGAACAACAGACTCTCCCGCTGTAAGCATTGCAGGAACAGCTCCGCCTTGATTAAATTTTTTAAACCTTTCATCCTGGCCTGCGGCGGTTTTAATTCCACCCCAGATAGACTTCATTGATCCTTTAAATGTTCCCTCTTTGCCTCCGTGAATTGCTCCGCCAATGCCTTCCCCAAATCCACCTATGACTCTACCAACTCCGCTTACAGCCGAACCCGCAAGCTTTCCAGCCCCCCCCATTTTACTTAACTTTCCACCAGCTTTGCTAGTATAATCTATAAGCTTGGAGCCTCCGGCACTAATCTTTTTGCCTGCGAACTTTATGCCGTCCATAGCATAACTAGCAGCAGTGCTAGCTACAAGACCCCCCACTTGAGATGCAAATCCTTTATATTTATTAATTTTTTGGTTTACCTTGTCATTGTTTTTGTCTACATTATACTGATGTAAATCAAGAAGATAATCTCCATATTCAGAAATTGTTTGGTTCTGAGCAGTATACCTACTGCCGAGCTGGGAGCTATCAAGCCCTAAATCTACCGTAGATCCCAGTCCCGAAGTTTTTAATCTACCTCGGTCAAATGTAGGCATCCCGCTGTTATCCTCTGGTCTCCTATTCTTTCTACCAAAGTAACTGCTAGCAATGGTGTCTGTAGCTAATTGAGCACCACCCTCTAAGAGTGCTTCCATCCTGCTTTGTTTAGCGGGGATGGGATTATCAGGATCTATTTTTTTTCCATCCAATGTCCGTGGGTCCTTAAAGTAATCTTTAACCTCACCACCTTTGTCAAACTTCTGCATTTTGTCAACTTGCTTTTTTGGTATTACATATTCTCCGGCAGTTAATCTAGCTAAAACTTTATCTATGCCAGGGGGTCCATTAACCATGCCCCCATTATTAAATCCCTCTGGTTCAGCTACTGTTCTTTGTTGAATTTCTGCCGTTAGTGACTCGATAGCTGTTTTCAGCGAATTTTCAGATAATTTGGATTCCACTAAAGCCCGAGTATTAGCTTCTGTTGCAGACTTCATGGCATCTTCCTCAGAGCCTACGCCAGTAAAAGCATACAACAACTGATTGGTCATTTTTTCAATATTTTGTTCTGTAATCTTATCAAATACAGCGCCCGCTGTACTCAGTAAAGCTCCTTCTAGGGCCTCGCCCGTTCCTTTATCTCCTGTAGATATATCCTTAAATGCTTGCGCTAGACTTGATTTAAATGTATCTACTCCAGCGCTAATAACCGCAGATGTATCTTCAGATGAAACAGCTAGCTCGGCCATCTTTACTCTGAGGTGGTCAAGCGCTCCAGCCCCCTCCATTGATGTCTCTTTTAGGGCTACTATTGATTGGGCTAGTGCTAATTGATCTTCGCTTTTACCTGTTTGAACAAACCTTGACTGCGCTTCTCTGTTCCCTCTTGTTTTATTAAATCTATCAATGTTAATATCTGCGCCGACTAAATTGTCTAATAATCCCTGATCTATGCTCGCTGCATCTCTAGCTTGTTTTAGTTCAGTAAGTTTATTTGATTGCTCCAACAACTGCCTTGACTTAGTTTGAAGTTCTTGTGTTTTTATGCTCTCCTCGAGCACTTTTATTTTTGATGCAGCTATTAGTGCTTCAGTACTTAGAGAAATAGTTTCTTGCTTCACACGCTCACCTGCCAAATCTTTCAACCCGTTAGTCTCTATTAATTCCTTTAATTTTGCTGCATTGATAAGATTTTCATTTTCCAAGGTAATACGCTCAGTATCGACTAACTCACTAGCTATTTGAGCTCTGATTTCTGCATTCCTCAGTGTTTTATTTTTTTCTTTAAGCTCTTCCAGGGATAGGCCCAAATTAGCATTCTCTGTATTAATTCTAGACTGCATTGATGATCTTAGGTTGGCCTCAATTTCAGATGTGTTAGGGCCGACACTTCCGCCTCGTAAAACGGAAAGCTTCCTCTGACTAGTAAGCTCTGTAGTAAGATCCGACTCGGCAGTATCCCTTGCTTGTTGTCTTAGGTTCTCTACTATTTTTTCTTCGAATTCTCTAGACTGCCTGAGTAAGCTTATCCTCCCACTAAGAGCATTATTAATAATACTTAGATTTGCAGTTTCACCTCTTAAATTTTCTAAAATTACTTCCTCTAAATCACCTTGCTCATCTATTAGTTTTTGCAAAGCAAATGCCCCCTCGACGGTTTTCTGCTTGATGCCTAATTCTAGATTTAGTTTTTGCTGTTTTTTTAACTCAATCTTCCTACTTCCGTCTACATCTATTTGGGATTTTTTTAAAGTAGCTAATATTTTGGAGTACTCTGCAAGCTCATCGTCGGTTAATGATAATACTTTTTGTTGTCTAGCAACCAACATTGACAGAATTTTCTCTTCTTCATTAAGGCTGTCTCGGTTTTTTTCTATTTGTATCAACTGTTTTTGCACACTTCCTTCGGTATCTTTGAAGGTATTTTTTATATTATCTAAACTTTCTTGAGTCGGCTTAATCTCCATGCCGTCCGGTAAGCTTTCATTAAATTCATTAACAGATTTTTCGAGTTCTCCTAAGTTCAATTTTTGTATGCTATCGATTCTATTTGCGAATTCTTTTAGTTTTTCGTCTTGTGTCCCTAATCCCTCTAGGGGACTTTTATTAGATACAAAAGTCTTCACATCCAATGTGTTTAAACTTTGTATGTATTTATCTCTGGCATCCTGCTCTTTAGCGTCAAGTGATTCGGTTGCTTGCACAAAGCTCCTGTTTGCCTCAGCCTGAACGAATAAAGATTTAGATAACAAATTATTACCCAATAAAATATCTTGCTTAGACTTCTCTAAATCTCTATCTGCACTTAAGAGTTTTAGTCGGTTGTCTCTTTCTATTTTATTTATATCTATTAATAAATTTTCAGAAGCAGCTCGGTTTTTCATCGATGCGCGCAATTTTGTTGACTCTTGCTCGATCTTTTTGAATTCGTCTTTAATATCAAGTTTAGCTACGGCTTCTTTCAATACTTTGTCAAGTGCTATGATTTGCTTTGTATCTAATTCTATCTCATTATTCGCCTCCCTTAGAATTGAGTCGAAATTTATTCTGGATGCATCGTCTTTGAATTGCAACCTGCTTTTAATAGATTCCATTATGTCTTGAGATGACCCTACTGCCATAGTAAGGTCGCTTTTTTCTGCACCTTGCATGCCAGTTATACCTAGTGATCCACTAGACATAGAACTTTGTATGAATCTGGTAATTTCTCCTAAAGCCAGTTCTCGTTTGTCTTTTATTCCGACTCCCCTGTCACTTATTGACTCTAGATTTTCTGCTAAGTTTTTTCTTAATGTCTCGACTAAACTAAAGTTTGCTAAGCCCAAAGACAGCTTCTCAAGAGACTTTGTTACATCTTGTGTCGCATTGCTTGACTCTTTCAAGAACTGCTGATATAGCTCTTGACTAGCCGCATCTTTTTTGTTCATCTGGCTTAAGCCTTGGATTGATTCAGCTCTTTTCTGCTCTGCCTTTAATAGCGCAATCTTATTGCTAGTTAGCGCGGCATCTTCTTTGAGTGTGCGCTTTTTACCTTTAACCTCTAATGATAATATCTTTTTCTGCAAGTCTTGTTCTCGACTGACCGACTCTAAGGCCGCAGATGAAAGCTCTGATGATTCGCTTAGTTTTTCAAGTTTTTCAGCAGCTTTTTGCGAACTACTTTGAAATTGATCCATTATGCCCTTGCCATCGCCAAAGAATTTAAAAGCTTCATTTAAAATTGTAAAACCTGTTATAACCTGACCAATTACAGGAGCAAACCTCAGCAATCCTTTACCTGCTGCCTTTAGGCCTTTCAAAAATCCTCCAGACCCCATGGTATCATTAATTACGGAGCTAAAGCCCTGTCCAACACTCATGCCCTTGCCGCCCAACAAAGAAACTCGATCCTTTTCAGATGTGAAACCACCAAGGCTAGACAGCTGGGAAGATATTTCCTTTGCAGTTAACATTACTGAAACAACATTGCTCGCAGCCAACCCAAATTCAGACAATGATTTTATAGCCTCATTACCCCCCTCGGCAAACTCCTCAAGGAAGCCACTAGCCATACTCAGAGAAGATTGGAGGTAGAATAGTTTCTGCAAGCCCTCCATGTCAGCACCCATAGCCTCTTCCTGGGCCCCTGAATGATCCTCTACCGCATTCGATGCATCAGTGGTTGATCTTGTTAGAGTATCTACTGTTTTGCTTAATTTGTTAAATTTTTTAGTTACTTGATCTAATGATGTCCTAAGCTTACTTGCTTCAATATCCTTTCCAAATGTTTTTTGTATGCCGGCCCCAGCTATAAAATTAGGAACCAAGCCTCTACTGGCTCCATGCTCTTTTGGGTTAATGCCCATACGTCTTGACCTAGCAATTCCCTGCCCGACTCCATTAGGCTCATCCCTGGTGTTTGTTACTGCCAGCCCTAGAGGATTTTTGGAGCTCTTTAATTGATTGCTTTGTTCAATCCTAATACTGTTAGCTGCAACTCCAGCCGCCTGCTCCCTGGCAATAGCATCCCCTAGTGGATTGGCGAAATTTGGGACAAATCCCTTAGATAGTATTCTATAATCCTCTGGGTACCTACGTAGATCTCTTAGGGTCTTTCTGTCATAAAACTGAGATAAGAATTGCAGCATAGTTTGCCCGGGCTTAAATTGATTTTCTCCCTCAGCATATGCTCTTAAATACTCTTGATGCATTAAATTCTTAGACTTTATTATCTTCTTTTTAAATGGAACAGTATTATTAAAAGGGACTACATTTGCAAAGTTTGGAATGAGGCCGCTTGATGCATCACTAAAATAACCTAAACTTCTGCCGCTATTATACTTGTCAACTTTGTCTTTAAGGTTTTTAATGAAAATGCCATTTAAATCAATCGTGCCTTTTCTGTCTTTAATGGCAGCTTTTGACGCATAATATTTAGCGCCCTCTCTTCCCATAGATGGGCCGCCAAGACCCTTTAGGTCTTTACTTGCCCTTGCTTTAAAACCTTGAGCTTGTTTATTTATTTTTGCAATCTCTTGCGGGTTGGTGTCCGTATGGTTTTGTAAATAATTAGTAAAATCTGTTAAAGTAAAATCATCCCCTCGAAGACCCCAGCCATTTGGACCTTTAGACCATTTAAGAAATTTTTGCCAGTAATGAAAGTTTGGGACAAAGCCTCCTGCATTATTTTTATTTGGAGAATTAAATATCTCCATTGCCTCTTTAGTTTTCGTCCCCCCAAACTTTCTATCCATCAACGACTGAACACCTCCTGTTCTTATAGCCTCGATGTCTTCGTCAGAAAAACGTCTTTTTTGTCTTTTCCCGCTAGTTAATACTTTATTTAATCCTGATAGTTTGTCTGCCTGGAAATTGAAAAATTTTCTTTTTTCGTGATCTTCTTGGGATGGATGCCAAATTCCTTTTTCACCAGATTGTGCCGCATTTAATTGAGTGGCATATTCTCCAATGCCCACATATCTTAAGTCTGGAATACCTAGTCCTTTACGAACTAAATTTCTTGCGAGGTTTATATCGTTAAATAAACCCCGACCATATGCAGCTTGACCCCCGGGTACCCTTGTTTCTTGCAGTCTTTTAAGCCCGCTTTTGCCTTTATAATAATTGACTGCTACCTGTGTCGCCTCTTCACCTAAATCTTGGTCTTTTTCTATAGCATCAACACCAGCGAGCCTGTGGTCTATGAATGGGGGAGCTACAGCAACACGCCCAGCAACACTGTCCCCGTCTTTAATTTCAAGCTTCTGACCTGCTAGCACTCTTTCTTTTACAAAATTAGGAACAAAGCCTTTGCTCATTCCCCATTGCATAGCATCGTCCTTAGAGAAAGTTCCGCCCTCTCCTGTCCCGCTAATACCTAGCTTGCTGGCTAAGTTTTTTGCAGATTTTAAATTTTTTGAGTCAAGCTTCTTGCCCCCACTTACTTTGTTGTTATTCATCCATGTGGATAATTCATTATCCGAAGCCATGCGCAAACTTTTAGAAATAATATTAGCAGGATTAATTTTCCCACTTTTAACTTCTTGTGATGGAAACTGATCCCCGAAAGCAATAATGTCAACAGCGAAACTGTTTGACCCTTTTCTTGTTCTTGGATCATAAGTAGTGATATGTGTACCCTTATGCCCAGATGATACCTGCTCCCTATTTAACAAATTTTTAGTTTTCTGTTCGGCAAATTCTGATTGTGACAACTTGCCTTGACCTTTTCTGCCTGGAGGTATAGGCCTGATACCAATCCTCCTCTGTATGGTCTCCACTCCAGCCCCGGCTAGGGCATTAAAAGTTTCAAATAAAGTTTCTCCTCCTGTGATTTTACTTTTACCAGAATCAGAAGCCATAATAATATCACGCAGAGATGCCGACATCAAGACACTCGGTTTTGCTTTCTTGAATTCCTTTTCAATATCTTGATAGTTAACACCTACAGCCTTAGCTATATCCATTGAATTGCCAAACAAGTTTAATCTGGCCTTGCCAAATTTTAAGTTAGACCCAGTTAATTGAGCGAAGTTGGGAATAAATCCATGACTGGCATAAGGATCAAACCCGTGTTGACTCATGAATCGATCTTTATAGTTCCTTCCAGCGCTACTAGAACCCGGGGGCATTATTGCTGGTTGTTGCATGCCTGGAAAACTCTTAACTTCTTCCGCGGTATTATACACCACTCGACCAACTCCTGGCATATTCATACTCTTAATGGATCCAGGACTATATCCTCCTGCAATTGCCCCCTCAATCTCCCGCCTTTTTTGAGCCCTTGATGGAATGAAGCCAGATGCCGAAGTAACTACACCGTCTCCATCTAAATCAACCGGGCCGGGAGTTCTCGAAGTTAAATCAGGGCTTACCCCTGCCCTCATTAAGGGTCCAACCAGAGACCCAGCTAGTGCTTTTTGTTTAGCCATTGCATTGGTTTGAGCCTCTATAATCTTTAATAAAAACTTTTCTTGAGCTAGCCTGTCTCCTTCTAGATCATTTAGCCCCTCCTGGATGTGCTTGTTTTGAGATAAGACACCAACGATGGACTCCTCCATCTGCCTTATCTTTTCTTTTTTTGTCGTTATGTTTAATACATCCTTTAAGCTTTGCCCGGCGAACTTTGAGACACTGGTCAGCATTTTTATAAACACTGCGCCAAAAGCGAATAATGCAGGACCCGTTAGGACATTACCTATACCGCGCACCAAACCCTTAGCAAAGGTGCTGCCTTCCTCTTCTCCCCCTCCAAGAGAATCTTTAATCCCTGTAACGGCACTCAAGAATGTCTCTAGCATACCTCCAAGCTCTGGAGTTAATGTGAGTTTTCCTATGGCTTCCGCTAGCTCACTAACAGCAGTGGCACTTTGAGAGGCTAATGCCGCAACTGTTTTATTTAATTGTTCGTTTTTTACAGCTGCTTCGCCTGCGGCTTTTGCCGATACTTCGGATGCCTGACTAAATATATTTTGATCTTTAGCTAAATCTCTCAGTGCAGACCTAAAAATGTTAGCCTGAAAGATTCCTGCTGAAAATTGCACAACGTTAGACTTTTGAGACTGTGTTAACTGATCAAAAGTTTTGGCTATGTTCAATAGTATTTTATCTGCGGGTATAATTGCTCCAGCCAAATCCCTAACCGCTATACCCATATTTTCCAACTGCTCAAGGGATTGAGGTCTTTGTATCCTGGTGAATATTGTCTTTAAACCATTACCGATTACCGAACCTCCTCGAGCTGTCGTTTGTTGCAGTGATGTCACTAGCCCGATTAAGTTGTCAAGTTCTACCCCCGCATCAATAGCAACAGCTCCAGTTCTCTCTAACGCATTAATTAAATCCTCAGAACTTACAGCAAACTTTACATCGACAGCAGCCAGTTTATCAATGATTTGTGTGGTGGTTAAACCTGCTTCGCCAAAAGCATTTATAGCTGCAGTTAGGCCTGAAACTGCTTCTTCCGCCTTAAGGCTGGTAAGTCGAGTTAATATGAGAGCATCATTAGTTCTTCTTAAGGTTTCTTCCATAGACAGACCTTGTCGAGAAAATTCTAATGCTGCATCTGCTACTTTACTAAAAGATTGTGCGGTATTTTTGGCAACCCCAAAAAGGCTGTGTCCGAATTTTTCTATACTTGAGCTTGATGAATTTAGAATAACATTGATATCAGCTAATGTTTTCTCAAACTTTATGGTTTCAGCAACCAACCCCTTAAATGCATTCGTAACCCCATTGATAATACCTACGGAAGCACCAAAAGCTACAACACGAGCATTAGAGGCCTCTAAAGACTTTGTGAATTCATTCGCACTAGCAGTGATCCTACCTAGGGGCTGGGTAAAAGATCTTGCATTAACATTGAAGTTAATTTGCTTACCTGAAAGCCTAGACATCATCTTGTTGAACTGCATGTCAACTTTTGATGTGTCTAAATTCGCTTCAATACTAGCCCTTATACCTGCCATAATAAAAATCCTTATATAGTTTTAATCATTAAAACTACTATTATATTACACAGAAAAAACTTTTTATAGTTAATTTTATTTAGCAATCATTATCGTTCACATTCCAGCCCCATTTTGCTTTTTCTGCATCATCAAACCTTCTCAAACAAAGCCTAAATCCTAATTTCTCGCTCGAAAAACATGCCCTGGAGGAATATTTTTTTCTTGACGCAATCCTACAGTCGTCATCTTTATCAAGAAAACTGCCTCCTTTGGCTACTCTTTGATTGATAAATGTATTTTCCAGAGGATAGGAAACATCGGCTTGATAATTATCTAAAGTCCACTCATCAACATTACCCATCATATCAAAAAGACCAAATGTATTAGGAGTATATTGACCAACCTCCACAGTGGTTCCGATGCCTGTATTGTCATTATTTAATAAATATGTCACTGTATTACTGAATCCAAGATTACCATCGATATTATCGCCGATACCAACCAAGTCTCCATTATCGTAAACTATCATTGTATAATTTGCTCCACCAGATGCGTGCTTAATGCTACCTCCGGTCAATGTGATTTCCTGGAAATTAGGATACTTGTGAATAGCTCTTCCGTAATAACTGAAAAAATTATGGGTATCAAAATATTTACCACATGCCCATAGTTTTGAATTCTCTCCTGTCGTTCCATCTAACCCCTTAATCATGTGGTGCCAGTATCCAGAGAAACTCATAAAGCCTTCGACTTCATTATTGTGAGATATGCTACCTGTTTGAGGAACCTCCAGCCAACCCATGGTTTTAGTCTGGTAGGTGATAGAGTTGATCCCCACACCTAGCTGCCCGAACCATGCAGCACCTATTGAGTAAACCTTGCCTGACCCACGAAACTTGGATGCCCCTATGGCGGTTGATTGTTTTCTTACCGCCGAAAAATGATCCCTGCCGGCAGATATACTAAACATAGATGGAAGGTTTTGATTTTTGACGGCCCAAGTACTTCCAGATCCAGCAACCCACCTACCAGAGCCAAACATTTTACCATTATTCATCAACATCAAAGTACCACCAGAGCATGATGCCATTTGTTTCATATTTGTAGCTAAATATTTTGAATGAGGCGAAGTTATATAATCTTTTGGTGGTAAAACCTTCCACGAATCATCTCCAGCAATAGTATCAATCCCAACCATTCTGTATTCATATATGTATATGCTAGATTCCTGAAAAAAAGGATGATCATAATCATTATTTTTTAATGGTTGATTATTGGTATCGTCAAATAAACCTAGCTGACCATCTCGATTATTTCCGGTTGCATAAAGCCTATCGTTTTTCACATAAAAAGTGGTATGATATCCAGCATGACAAAACTCAACCCCGCTTGATTCAATCTCGTAAGGGGAACTCTCGTACCGCCTTATTTCGAACAAATCAAATTGACGGCCATCAAATATTTTGTTGACATCTAATATGCCGAAAGATCTAGCAGCACCAAGTCCCCAAAGACTTCCGTCAGTTTTTCTATACACGAGGTGATCTGGACCCGCCGAAAACTGCTCTACATTAGAATCTATTTGCTTTGGGCTGCTAATCTTTAGCGAGGTGTCCGGGTCGGCAAGTTTACCAAAAATATTAGCACCTACACCCCAGAGTGTTTTATCATTTTTAATGAAATATGTTGTGTTTGAAAAAGCTTGGGGCCTTTGCACTTGCCCACAAAGGTACGAAGTACCACTGTAACTAGTGGCCTGAACCTCCTCAACATTGCTGGCAATAGCAGACTGCACTTGCTCGTAAGTATGTGTGCCGGCTGGAGCTATTGAATCACCGCTGTAGTATCGCGTTGTTGCCCCACCCCTGCATGCATATTCCCATTCGGATTCATTAGGCACACAATACCCCCAATTTTTAGGTATTAAATTTAAAGACCTCTCTAAATCAGTTAATTTATTACAAAATTTTGTTAAATCTTGCCAGGTTATATTTTCCACCGGAAGATTCTCCCCTACATTTAAGCTTGGGTTGTAATCCATAAGGGATTCGTATTGTTTTTGTGTCATCTCGGTAGTAGAAAGATAATAAGCAGACTCGATCCTTTGAGTGAATTGCTTTTCGTTATTACCTCTGCCTAATTCTGAGGCAGGGCTGCCTTGCAGGAAGATTGCAGGGCCTAACCTCACCATGTTTATTGGTACAGGTGTACCGGAGGAATCAGTTATTGATGACACTGTCCTTGTGTCGGGCAATGTTGATGCCGTAATATTCCCTGCAGAGTCTATACCTCCAGCTCCCCACTCAACCGTATTAATGGTAATTGTAATGTTTTGAGCTGGCATATTAAATGATATCTCGTCTGCCAAAGAATCTTCATCAGATATCGTAATATCACTAGAAGACCAAGATATAAATTCATGGGTGCTATTGACCCGCTTCCTTAATACCACAGCAGTGTTGACCTGAGTGCTGTATGATGTTATGACATTGCCCGATAAATTCAATGCCTGTGCCCCGCCCCCATTAACCACTATATTCACAGTATAATTTTGCGGAATGAATGATTTTGTTACTATTACATCATCATCCACCATGGTAAATTTTAATGATGCATCGCTTGTTCCGGGCTCCAGAGTAATTGATCTTGAAGGGTTATTTTTGTATAACACTTCCCACCCTGATCCCAACGAAAAACCAACTTCTGTCGTAGCTTCTATAGTTACGGAATCTCCATAAACTTTATAATTACCATCAAGGGATAATAGAGACCCACCCCCAGATGGCTCTGAATAAAGATATATGGCTTTTCGGCTATATACATTTGCGCGAATGCTTGCCGATCCAATTCCCGAGGTAAATGATGTAGTGGCACTACTTTCGTCATCTATAACTCCTGCTCCATTAACAACCCAGGACCCAAAAACAAACCCCGGATTAGGGTTGCATACTATTGTAAAAGTCGTTTGATCTGTAGCATCCACTCCATCAACTTGGTCTGAATTATAAATTATATATGTTTCGGAGTTTTCTCCATCTATATTTATCTTATAATTTATAGGTTCGAATACCGCTGTTGCTATAGCATTGCCATCCCCTATTGTAACTATATAAGCTCCATCGTCTTGAGCCTTATTAACTCCGTCTACATGGTTATATATATTACTATTAGATTTCTGAATATCTCCAGGTCCAGATAGTTCCCAACCTAGAAACTTAAAACCAATATTTGTAGAATAGTATATCTCAATTTTATCACCAAGGTTTACAGAATCTTCTTTCATCCTACTACCATCACCCGCTTTAATGTATGCATTACCCGCAGATGTTTCACTCTCATCAACGGCGAGTGAATAATTTATGATTTCATAATTTGCATACAGTTTAGCATTTGAATTACCAGTGTTAAATATAGTGCTCTCAAGAGATGCATCCTGTATGGATCCCGAGCCCTCAAGTCGCCAACTTATCCAATTGTAGCCAGGTTGAGTTAGGGAGTGTATTTCAATGTTTTCATTCTCTTCAACATCTATAGTCTTTAATTTATCATTTATATATTGAACCCCAGCATTACCTGCTATACTTACAGTATATTTACTCGCTTCATAGTAAGCTTGAATATTGATATCTCCGGCCCCGCATGTTAATGTAGTTTGGCTGGAATCTTTATCTGATAAAACACCCTGTCCAAATGTCACTTCCCAGTGAGAAAATTCGTAGCCAGCCAAAGGTACAGCTTCTATATCAAATGAATCACCGATATTAAAAGAAACCTCCTCAAGCCTAGACCCTGTTGACAATATTACTTCTTCTCCTGGCCCGTATAACCTTAATTGGTAATTGATTAAATCATAATTCGCAACAATTATAGTGTCAGCACTAGATGTCGTAAAAACAGTGCTTTGGGAATTTACACTTCCAAAACTACCTGCCCCACTCTTAATCTCCCAATTATTAAACTGATACCCCTCTTTGGCATTTGCCTGTACAGCTACTTGTTGCCCAGGGTAATAACTTCCCGAACCCGATTGAACCCCTGCGTTAATTGTATTTGAAGTTACTCCTAGAGTAAACCTTTTTTGCATAAAGGCCCCTTCTAGTGTTGTGTCTTCTGATATTGTAACTGTTAGTCTTTCTTTGAAAGCATTTTGATTTAATAATTCTTGGTCTGTGTATACCCCTATATCCTGACCGGCAACTGAGTCAAGCGAGCCTGACTGTATTTCCCATTGTGTAAAAAAATAGGGTTCTTTAGATGTTGCGTCGTAACCCGGCTTAGCATATAGCTGTATTAAGTCCCCATACTCATATCTCCCCGCACCAACTACACTGCCTTCACCTGTATGTAAAAGTGTTAAATTGTATTTATTATTACTAAATAATCCCTTGACATCTGTATCTTTTAAAATTGTTACACTAGTTGAAGCGCTTGTAATATCTAAGATATTTTCACCCTGCCAACCTATAAATAAGTTATGCTCTGACTGTGTGGCCTCGATTTCCACTTGTTGAAGATAATTGTACTCTCCTGAATTAACCTCGTTAACCTGCCCATTATAACCGGAAATATTTAAGGAATATTTTATCGGCTCATAATTAGCCGTCAGGGTGAGGTTTTGATTCATTAATACTTTGACTTTTCTCGATAAAGGCTCCGAAAAGGTATAATCGTCGGAACTCCACCCTGTAAAACTATAGCCGTATTCTATTGCAGAGATTTCTATCTCACTAAATTCACCCTCTAGATTTCTAAACGAACCTATTACTGTGCCATGTTCGGATATAACGGTAGTAGTAAATGTTTCCCTTATAAAAAAGGTATTGGTTGAACACATAGTGATATAAACAAATGGCTCTTCCGAGGTTGTGTGAAACTGAGATGCATGCCTCTCAAACACAGCATAGACAGAGTATCTCCATATTCCAGGCTCATGCACGGTGTCGTACACTTCTAGCTCAGAAATATTATTGGTCACCTTGATAAGATCTCCATTAAGTCGGTTTTCAGTGCAGGCATCAATCCACTCACCGTTTTCGATTAAGCAGTCTTCTTTTGTTGTTTGCCCAGCTACAGAACATACCCCAGACCTATCTATCTTACCAATATTTTGCCTGTATACTAAATACCTAGAAAGCCCAGCTGTATGCTCTGGCTTCTGCCATGTTATGTGGAAGTCCCAAGATTTATCTGTATTAGTCATTGTTAATTTCTATTTCAAATATTGCATCATAAACATTAAACCTATCAGTGATATCACCTTTGCCAACATTCTGCTTTAACTTAACGGCCAACTTAGGTGACCCTGTGCCTGAGCCCGAATCAGATATATCAATTTTTTCACCAAATGCCGTAATTGGTTTTCGAAAATCAAATAGAGTTTCAGATTGCTTCACATTAACAGTAGACCCACTAGCTGTAAGATTATATAATTTAATACAATCCTTGTTACCAATATCTGATGATTTAAAATTTTTAGAATGCTGCAATGTAGCTTCGTCATTTATAAATCTTATGGCCATCATCCCATAAGAAACGGCGAAAGGCTGCACTTCCGTACTCGTTCCACCCATGGCCGGTTGATTGGTTGAAAATGATTCGATTAATACCCACCGAGATTTATATCTATAATAAAGGAAGCATTTTTTATCTGCGCCGATTATTGCCATCCTGTCACTTTTCTTGTCTTCTTTTGGGCTTATAACCACTTTCCATCCAAAACTTTTAGCTCCGCTAGGTGCGGTGATTTTATTGGCTCGCACCCATGCATATCCGCCATTACCCGAAGCAGTTTGATAATTAATATTCTGAGATGCGGGCGAGAAGTTTTCGGAGTGCAAAGACAATGCATCAGGTGTTGTAATTTTTTTTGTTTTTTGAAATTTTTTCGCCGTTAAGCTCGCTCCCACTCTAATAATTTGTGCAACATTAGTTCTATTTTGTCCAAATGACTTTGATATTCTAATTGTTACATCTGGCCAAATTAAATCATAAGATCCAGAATTTTCACCTATAGCACAGCCATTATATTTAGTTAAGTTGGTTGTTGATGTAGTGCTTCTATTAGGAGTCCACCCAAAGTAATCATCTTCCTTAACGGCTCTGCCTTGTAAGTTATTTGTTTGAGATGTAAAGTAAGATTGTTTGCCTTGGTTTTGTATATAATAAACTATTCCAGACTTAGAATTAGTTTTCCACACCCCAGCTATTACATTACCAAAGTAACTGAGAACAAAATCACTACCAATGAGCCCGTATACATCACTACCACTAGGCTCTTGTGATATTTTTAAGTCATTATTATTTCTTTTTGCAGTGGTGTTATTTGGTGATTTATTATACAATGAATTTTTCAGGTTTATGGTAATGGATGCACTGCCTCTCGCTGGAGCCCTCCCGGAAACACTATCCGACGACCTGCTTTTCTTGACCTTGATATTGGATGTGCTGATTGATATATTTTGAAACCCCTGAGAGCCGTTAAACTTTAAATAAACAGTCTTACCAGGTTCAACGAAAAATTTATTATTTTTCTCTTTCAAGCTATACCTCTCCCTGCCGAACTCGATACTAAAATTGCTATTCACCACCCCAGTGAAGTTTACATCAAGCTCAACCAAAATCCTTTGATATACACACTTTAAAACAACATCACTAGATAATTTTACTTTGTCCAAAATATCAAGACTCTCGTCGCCAAACCATTCTATATTTCCAGAATCTACAATCCATGATTTAAATTCAGTATCTGACTGCCCAGCATACCGCCAAAAAGGACCATTATAACTAAAATAATTCGGGGCTAGCTGCTCACTTCCTTTTACTTCTATATCTTTTAATTTAATATATTTTCCAGTAGCGCTATCTCTTATTGAGTAAGTCGGGCCATGTGTATACTGAAATTCATACTGCCTGCTATTTTGGTTATAAAAATAATAATCTAATTGTAGCTTAAATGCCTGCTCTTCATATGCTCCATACAGGGTGCCTCCCGAACTCATTAAAAATTCAATTTCATTATTAAATTTTTCCGCAGGACCTATATTATCAAAAGGAGGGTTTGATCCTGTCCAGCTTAAAAATGAGTAACCGGGCAATGGGTTAGCCTGAACTTTCACTAAAGATCCATTGCTTAAAGTTTTATATGAGTAAGTATGATTATCATCTCCAGATGAAAGATTTACTCCAGGTAAACTTTTACCATCCTGATACACAAGTGGCATGGCTACAATATTACCTTGATTTTTAGGCACCTGAATCAAGAGCTCGTATATTTCAATGAATTGAGCTTCTACAGTAAAAGAGTCTCCAGCAACCAAGGTAGAGCCTTGACTAATAGTAGTTTCTTTTTCGTTAATTGAGTTAACCACCACAGTTCCAATATTAAGCCACTGACTAAATACAAACCCAGAAGGCTCGTTGGTTTTTATACTAACGGGGAAATTAGATTCCCTGATTAGATACTTACCTGAATTTGTGCCTGTATTTTCAATAGTGAGCCCCAGCGCTTCGATGTTCGCATTGGCATTTGGAGTTGCCTGCTGTGTTAAGTCCAGAAAGAAAACCGGCTCAAAAATAGCTGTAATTTCTACATTATTCCTAATAGATATTGATGCTCCTGAGTTATATTTTAGCGAGCCGTCTAATCCGGAAAAAACATCAGATGTAGCGCCTTGAGTTACCTTCCATTCCTTGAACCTGTATTGGTTGCTATTTAGGGGTGTGGCACTTATATTTATAATGTCTTCTATATTATATGTGCCTCCACCAGTAACACTGCCCAGTGTGGCATCTTCCGCTATTACTGTTAGGACTAAAGGAATAAATTCAAACTCAGCTTCAAGTTCTACATCCGTCGAAATTTGAAATGTTGGGTTTGCATCTGTGCTTCCATTATTTAATCCTATAGTAGTCCCATTTAATATATTCCACTGCTTAAATTGGTATCCCTGGCTGTTGAATGCTTGCAACTGAATATCTTCACCTATTTCATAAGGGCTATTTTTTATCGTTAAGTCCACTGCTTTACCCATATGTGTTTCCCGAGAAGATAATGTTAGTATATTTTGCCTTAAAAATACTGCAAATATATTAAGGTCACCTGTTAAGTCCAAGCTCTGTGGTGTGGAAATAAGTGGGTCAAAAGTGTTTAAGTAATTCGCCGGCCCATTAACTATCCACTCACTAAATCTATACTGAGGTTCGTTGGGTATTGCCTCTATGCTTGCGGTATAGTTTTCTTCATCATATTCCCCTGACCCTATTGCTCCACCTATAGAATCCACTTGCACAAGAGAGCTTGGGTCGTCGGTCGTGTTTAATGTAAGTAAATATTCTTCAATAAATACAGCTTCAATAACCAAGTCATCGATCAATGTAATGGTTTGCTCATAGTCATCACTAAGTGCTAAACTAGAGCCACTAATAATATTCCAACCTTTAAACTTGTACCCAGGAGTTGCTGTTATAGTTATAGTTATGCTTTGAGTAAAATTGTAAGACCCATCAGGAACATCTGTAACTACAGAGCCCTTGGCTTCATCCCCGGCTTGTATGGATGCACTAAAATTATACATTCTGTATTGAAAATTAGCTCTCAATTCAGTATTCTCTATTATTTTAACTCTTTGCTTAGCATCGTATTGATCGACCCCCCAAATAACCGAGCCCGAAACGAGAGTCCATTCTGAAAATTCATACCCAATTGGGTCAGACGGTATTGCATTAATTTCAACCTCTTCTGTCTCCCTATATGTTCCGTCTCCATCTTGACTTACCGATAAAGTAGCTAATGCCCATGACGTACTAAGGGTGAGATCAAATGGTATCAAAAAGTAGGCCCTTAAAGATAAATCAGACATTAAATTAAAATCATGATTTGGGTTGTTTTTTTCAAGCGGTAAATATGGATCTAATATATAATCTCCATCATCCATAACAATTTCCCATCTATCGAATTCATAAAGCCTGCCATCAATAGAACTGATCTGACCTTCAGCAAAGACAGATACTGGAACCGCATCATCTGAATTAGCTTTATAGATTCCTTGGCCACTAAATACACCCGTGGATGTGTCGCTGTTTGCATTATAAATTTTCAACTGATATTTTTGCCTAAATAAAGCCTCTAAAGTTATATCCCCCTGTAAAGATATTACTTGCCTAGCTGCTGTCTCACTAAATATGTTTGCAGGAGTTTCATTTTCTATTGCAGTCCAGCCGGCAAATCCAAAAACTCCAGGCTTGGTGCCATCAATCTGACAGTCGTTGATAAAACAAGAGGCATTAACTTCCGTCAAATCTAGCTCCGTAAAAGATCCACTGGTCTGTCCATTGTTACCTAAATAAATTAATGTATTTTCGTTATATCTTGACTCTAGTGTGTTGGCCCCTTTAGAATCTTTAGAGGTTCCATATGCTGTGTATGTTAAATTAATCTCATGCAAATCTAAAAATAAAGCATTAAAGCTTAAGTCCCCCAGAACTCGAAGTTTTTGATTACCTCCATAAAACTCATCGAAATCTTTTGCTCCGTAATTTTTTACTTTATCTTTGTCTGATATTTCCCATTTGTAGAAAACAGATTTTGAATTTAGTGGTATTCCAGATATTTCTACTACATCTCTGACCGTGACTGTTTTTGGGAGCTCGGGTAGAGTTCTTCCTAAAGAGGTATCATTTACGCTAAAATTAAGGGCATACTCAGATAGCTTGATAACAGCCCTAATCTCAACATCCCCAGATAAAGTAATAATTTGCTTTGAGCTGACATTCTCCTGGAGGCCTTGTATGAAATCTACCCCCTCTATTATTTCCCACTTTACAAATTCGTACCCATGATCTATATTTGATACAAATATCTCGGCTCGATTATTTTCCGAATGATATTCTCCCGATCCAGTAGTCTGTACATAAAGGCCATCCTTAAGGACTTTGCCGCAGTCTCCCCCTCTGCATTTTTCGCTCGATAAAAAACTGCCAATCTTTAACTCATATTCTTCTGCAAATATAGCCTCAAGTTCCACATCCCCAGAAACGATAAGCCTCTGGCTAAGGCCTTCTGTGATTTCAAATTTATTGGATATGTTGGATGCCCCGCTCTTTATAGCCCACCGAACGAAAACTCCTTCGGCATTAGCTATAGTTTTAATATTTATAAAATTTTCTTCCTCGTCTAGGCGAACAACTCTTCTGATTCCATCGTCCCTGTCATGCCTAACCTTTCCCCATAAATTATTCCTTGTTAATCGGAGGGTATATATTCTTTTAAAAACAGCTTCTAGTAGAACTGGCCCATTAACCTTAAAACTTATTCCTTCTTTTTTAAAATCAATTGGCTCATTACTATCATTGATAATATTGCCATATCCACCTTTTATCTCCCATCTCTTGAATCTATATAGCGAACTGTCACTCGATTGTGCTTTTATGAAAATTTCTTGATTGCAAAAAAACGAACCTTCCCCTGACACCGCTCCATAAGTGTCATTATTAACAGTTAAGCTTACATCAAATAATGCATCTTCTCCATGGGCATGTATCTCATAGTTTCCATCTATAGTTAACAGGGTATCTTTGTCTGTGGGGTCGAAGCCAGATTGGCCTGATGGCCCCCCGGTCCACTCCTTAAATACAAAGCAGTCCCTACTAAATGCAGCTAGTGTTTGAATATATCCAGCTGGTAGGGTGAGTATATTATTCGGTGTAATACTATGAAATGCATTAGTGTCTCCGGTAACTTTTAATTTGTATGTTTTTTGAGCATAATTAATTTCTATCTGTATATCCCTATCTAGGTAAAAGTTTTCAATCTCAAAAGATGTCAATGTTTTATCTCCGTGAGTTATGCTAGATATGATCCACCCAACTTTAGGCTGCACGATACTTTTTAAATTAATCCTAGAATTATTAGCTACTGTGAATTCATAATTAGTTTTATCTCCGTCCACACCGAGTGATGATCCCGATAAACTCCCCCTACTATATGTGCCATTGACTAATATTTCTCCTCTAGGGTCATGGTTTAATATTCTTAAAGTAACTTCTGATTTAAATTCTATTCTTTTATATATACATAAAGAATACTCATCTGAAAAGCTTTGAGCTACAATACCATATATGTATTCTCCGTAATCAAATATGTCATCAATATATCTATTGAAAAATGGCAATAAGCTATCTGAAGCCACTCTAGTTCCCGACATGATATATTCACAAATTTGCTGATCGGACAATCCGACTAGTGATGGGTCATCTATAGCTCTAAAAACTATAATAGACTTAACACTTGACAGATCCTCCGGCAGATCCCATGTTATCTCAAATTTCGCCATCTTAAATTTGTCTTACATCTACATTAGATACTTGCCCCCCTTCCCCAAATGAAGACACATTATCAACTTCAAGGCTTGAGGGCGACATTAATTGATTTGGACCGCATGGTGAGAGTTGAGTACTTTGATATGTACCGCTAATACTTAAACCTTCAAATTTACCCATACCAAATGTAAAAGAACAATTTACGGAAGCATTTCCACCAATACCCAAGGAATAAGAATAATTTTCCAGTTTGGCTTTGTTTATTTTGTAAACCATCTGCTTGTCTCTTTTTTCGGACTTGACGCAATATAACTGGCAATTATTTTGTAATATAATTTCCATGTCATAAAATCCATCATCACAAAATATATCATCTAATCTTCCTTGTTTAAATGCGGCGGCTGTAATTTCAAAACTAATTGTCCCTAACTGGGGCCTTTTAAGTTTTCTTCCATATGCATGTATTGCCCCAAAGCCATAGAAATTATCTCTTTCGAAAGGTACTTGAATATCAAAAGACTGTATTGCTATTTCTGGACTGAAGCAGTAATTACCTTCATCCCTATATAGTAAAGGTCCGCCATGATCTAAATTCTTAACTTTTATAGATATTCCTCCGGGAGATATGGCTGAAGCATAAGAGTCGTACAATAAAGGCTCAAACACAAGGCCGCCATCTATTATTCTAGCTCCTCCTTTTTCTAAATCTAAAGAGGGTATAGTACTGCCTAGTATTTCCTCTTCTACAGTTATGCCGTCTTCTGATTCTACCCTGCCCCCATTTTGAAATCTAATAAAGTCATCTTCCCCAACATCCGATTCGCTAATAAGATTTGAGGTTTCAATAAACTTATTGATCCAAGATTTAGCTTGCTTACATTCGTAAATTATATTAGAAGACTGAAATGAAGCCGATGCTTTAGCAAATCCCCCCACACTAGCTGATACAGAATAATTACTCAAGAAACAATTACCAAAACCAATAACATCATATCCTGCTGTAATTTCTGCTTCTGATAAATTTTTAATAATATCAAATTCTTCTGGGCCTAGTGCCAAAAATGCATTTTTATTATCTCTTAAGTTATTATGTATTGAACCTCGTTGCGAGAAATCTTCATCAACTCTTCTTGTGCCGTGATAGTCGGTTTCTTCTGTAGGTTTTGGGTAAGCATTTAAGCCCAAAATATTCTCTTCATATCCGTCAGTTAACAGGTATTCAAAATTTAAAGTTACATCAGGTTCACTAATTATCTTTCTCTCCATGTAAGCATTGGATCCTATTTGTCTTATATTTTCCCTGCTTAATCCTACTGAAAAATCTAACGACTGAACTCGGTTCACAAAAAATAACTTTTCAACCGATTGATCGTCCTCTTCCACGAAGTCTGTCATGAACAGACCAGCAGAATTATACTTTATAACTTTCCTAGAAAGAGGCATATAATAATATACACCTCAAACATTATGTTAGGAATTATTAAGCCTTATAAATTAATGCTTGAGTGGTAGTTGGTAAATCAACCTGTTCCCAGACAATATTAGTAAATCCTGTTTTTGTCACCAGCGGGTAATTAGAAGCAGAGGGTACATCTACTACCTTGTCGGAAGTATTCAATACCTCCAAGGTTTTATCGTCTTTTGCTTTTACAGCTGTTAGCGAATTAATCTCTGCCCCATTAGCACCAGTAAATCCAGATAGTGCTACATTAACCTCGGTCCCCACTGGTATACCATGCTTGATAACAGTTGTTAGTAACATGTTGTCTGTTGCGGTACCATTAATTCTTGAAACAACTTCTATGGTTTGGTAAGTATCTACCTCAGGTCTAGGTGTTACTGCCCCACTATAACTTCCCCCAGTATTAGCTCCATCAACTCCGGTTGCTCCAACCGATAAGTCTTGGTCTTCTACAAAATTTTCAGATATTTTGTCCCAATAAGTTGAGTCGGTCAAGTCATCAGCATCTATAAGACTTAAATCTGTGGCATCGGTTGCGGCTGTTGGATCCTCTATATCTACCACTGGAGACCCAAATGCAGACTGCTCTGTCCAGAAAGAATTAGAGGCTTGCTGGGAGCTGTATTCTGTACCTTCTATAAGGTTTGAATAATCGTCTACATTTGCAGCGCTAATAGAAGAAGAGGACACAAGTAACACTTGGATCCCTCCAGTATCTCCAGCTAATACATAAGATGTTATTGGGCTACCTTCGTCTGCAGCCTGATCAATAGTTGCTTGGTCTGCATAAATCGCCCCCATACCATCCGATGCTGGTACATCTGCTACTCCTCCAGTAAAAGTAATTGTCTCTACCTCTCCCGAAATTAGGGTAGCCCCACCAGACACAGTCTCATCTTCGTCTCCAAGTTCCAATGTATAATTTCCTGCATTAAGTATTTGGCTTCCGTCCCCACTTTGCACGGAGAAATTTTGAGCCGCTCCAAGTGCACTTATAGTAGAAACTCCATCAGCTGTAATAACCAACTCTAAAGCATTTTCATTGCCCTCAAGAGTAACATCTGATGTTAGTCCAAAACTTCCTCCGAATATAACCAATGAAGGAGCAATGCCACTTGGTATTGTGCTGTTTGCTGAATCAAATGTAACTGACCCAATGAGGGCGACATTTTCAGCTGTGAAATTTGGATAAATTAACCTTATTGAATCTCCTGCTTGTGGTACGGCACTTAATTGTCCGCTCAATGTAGCTATATTAGTGATGCCATCAAATGATTGAATTGTTTTAGTTTCAGATGTAGCATCGCTATATGTTACTTGTATGGAATAACCATTGAATAACCCATTGTTTGCTGTATTTGACCCAATAGGTGAATCGGTTAAAGTAAATGCGACAGCTGTTTGTGTAGTTCCCGAAGAATCAACATTCCCTGACCTTCCATTCGTGAAGTAGCCAGCCAGCTGATCAAAAGTCGCATAAGAATCAATCTTAAAATCCTGACCATTAAGAACATCTGTATTTCCTGTGGTATTAAATACTAAAGAAGCGGTTGCCGGACTACCAAATGCTATGGAATTTACTGAGCCCGTACTTCCTGTAGTGGTTGCTATATTTCCAGTGGAACCTGCGGAGCCCGCCGAAATATCAGAAAAATCTAAATTTGCCCCAGTGTTATTAAAGAAGAAACCAGCCCCAATGCCTGCGGCTTGTTGAGCATTGAGTTGACCGCCCAAGGTGCTTTCACCATTATAATAAAACCAAGTGCGATTTGGGACAATCGATGTTTCATCAACAGAACCAAAATAGGATGGCTCGCCCTCGAACCTTCTTAGGCCATCATAATTAGCAAAAACAACATCAGCAACAGTAGCATTGCCCGCGTTTGTCGTGTACAACAAACCAATAGCATCAGCCACCTTAAATCCGCCTGATGTGATTCTCACTAAAGAATCAGCTAAAATGAGATCGGATGACACATCAAAATCTTTATCAGATACTAAGTTAACAGAACTGTATACTGTAAAATTTCTTGTGAAATACTTTGATCCACTTTTGTATAAAGAGCCTTCATTGTCCTCAAAAAGAACGAGCTCTGAGAATGTTGTTTCACCATTCGATGTATTTACTGGAAGAGCCTTAACAAGCTCATAATCATTTTGAGCAATAAAAGACTTTGTAACCTTGGCTCCACTTTCTTGAGTAAATGTCCACCTTAAAAGGTCCCCGCTACTAATCGTCGTTCCCCCGTCAGCGCCCAAAAAGTTCTCGGGCGAATAATCAAGAGCATTATAATTGCATTGAAATATGGCTCCTTCAAGATTTGGGTTTTCGGCATCATATCCATTTAACACTGTTTCGTCTTTTTTAACGACTTGGTATACTTCTTGTTTTAATATGCTCATTGTAAATTTTCCTTATCCGTTATAGTGGTTCATTGTAACTTTAGACTTGTAATAATTCGACCCAAACTTAACTACTTCAGACTGGAAATACTGCTTAGATAAGTCGTAAGCTTCTGCTGTTGGCGGCACTTTTGTTTCAAAAGTAGTATTAGGAACCCCTGTATCACTAAACCAGCCTGGAGATACACCATTATTTCCGTCTTGCGACTCGATTCCATAAATGAATAAACCTCTCGATTTATCATCTGCACCAGCAACCTGAACTGAAAATGTTAAGTCAACGGTCTTATTGTCTCCGATTGAAGATGAGAAGTTTTCAGAGTCAAGCTTTGCTCCCCTTAGGGTGTACTTAACGGCTACCTTCCCGGTATTTTTATCGCATCCCATGCAATCTGGGTTATAAACGGTTACTGAAATATCGTGATCTCCGCACTCACAAAGTAAGTCTACAAGATTTGCTTCATTTAAATCCGAAAGGATAGCACTCACATTCATGGTAACTGTCAATGGGACGTCTACTGCTTTAGTGAACCCAAATGTTGATCCAAGTCTCTGTAGGTTTGTTCTGGTTAAGGGTACATTAATCGAGCAGGATTGTATATGTGCACTGCCTCCCGACTTGTCTTGAGTGCCAGAGACTTGCTTACTCATAAACTGTGCTGAATCAATACTAATTACAACATCTCCTGGCCTGAGCGCGGATACATCTCCGCAGCCATAATAACCACTCTGAGCAGCCGGTAGAGAAAATAAACCAGTGCATCCCTCTGTTTTGCAGTCACCCTTGTTGCCGTCTTTCCATGCATCGCTAATAAGTGAGCCTTCAGCCATATCAATAGCTGGAACATTAAGCCCGGTCTCCCCGATGTCACTCTTTATATTCATGCCCTCTACAGAGCAAGACACGGTAGGGATATTACCAACAGATATGTCTACGGAATAATCGGTCAGATATCCGTTACCCAAGGCAACCACAGTTTTTTGTGTATCTTCGATAGCGACGTCTCCAAGAACTACATCTCTAGATTCTGGTGTTGTAAGAATGAAATAGTTATTACCAGCTTGATAGGTTTCGGGCGAGAAGTGCCCGCTCATAGAGTTAACCTCTCCGTTGGTAACAAATTCTAGCATTCGCTCATTGTAACCGTCTAAAAGGTAGTAACTAAAGTCTAAATTAACAGTTGGAGACTCAATAACAATCGAATCAAGTCTGGATAAGTGCCCAAATTGATTGATATCTTGCTTATTAACAGTGAATCCGTAATTAGCACTCTGGACTCTTTTTAATTGTTTAACGATAGATCCATGTGCAGTTGCATAGCTTGGGTTTTCCCCGGTTGGGTTCCACTCCGGCCAATCATCTCCACATTGCCAACCAACTGCTTGATCTTTACTATTAATGCCCCCAGCACTTTGAGCAGAATTAATTGGGGGTGTCATAAGCCCATAACCACCCTTTCCTGTGTAGTGGTATCCAGTAGCGTCAGGACTAACAAATAATGCTTCGGATTGGTAAATTACTCTGTTTCTTGATACTGCCATTTTATTACTCTCTCTTTTTTTGTGTTTATTAAGTTTGTCCTTTTTCCTTTATGCTCTATAACCTAATACGTCGTAAGTGCCCGCGATTTCGGTGCTTGCTTCTCTGTCGTCACTACGTAAACCCCTGTTTAATGAAGTTGACTTTTGAGGTACATTGTACTCTCCCGCTGCGCCAGTAAAACCTGGGGGTAATCCCCATGCAGTTGCTCCCCCGGTGCGCCCTCCATCGATATCAGGATCGGAAACTATAGGATTACCTTCTCTTCCGGATATAAAAACACCCTTCTTTAGGTCATCGGCTCCACCAATTTGAACGGTGAATTCAAGATCCACGGTTTTGTTGTCGCCAATGGTAGATGAAAAACTTTCGGATTGTAATTGTGCCCCCCGGATTGAATATCTCATTGCTGGTCTTTTATTTTTTGTTGTACAACCAACACACTCTGGCTCGTAAAGATCCATTTCGATGTCAAGCTCTTCGCAATTACAAATCAAATCAACCATATTACCTTGCTTGAGATCAGACATTACGGCTGAAACGCTCAATGTCGCATTAATAGGTACATCAATAGCTTTTGAAAATGAAAATGTAGACCCAAGTCTCTGCAGGTTGGTTCTAGACATACCAACACTTAAATTTGCTGTTTGAACATGAGCAGATCCCTTTTGAGCTGTTGCATCCTTGTAGTCTCCGCTACTCTGAACAGAAAGTAACCCTTTTTCACTAAGGTTAAGAACGATGTCGCCAGGCCTTAAAGCTGAAACTTTATTTTGTTGCTGATCTAAGGGCAGGTTAGGATCGGGGCATCCATCAAATCCACTCTGCGCTGCTGGTAATGAGAACAAACCTGTGCAGGAATTATTTTTAGCAGAAACGACACTACCATTTTCGGAATCATACTCGAATGCATCACTAATGAGGCTGCCATCATAAAGATCAACGGATGGTAGATTTAATCCTGTTGTGCCGATGTCGCTTTTAATGTTCATGCCTTCTACAGTGATTGATGCTGTAGGAATAGCTCCTACTCCAACATCAACAGAATAATCTGTAACAAATCCATTACCTACCGAGATCACACTCTTTTTTGTATCAAAACCTTCTTTTTGAAGACTTGCATCTCCTACCACAACATCTCTGGATTCAGGAACTGTTACTACAAAAAAGTTATTACCGGCTTGATAATACTCTGGATTCAAGTGTCCACTCAAGCAATTCTCCTGACCATTTGTTACGAACTCAAGCATTCTTTCATTGTATCCATCGAGCAAGAAATATGTAAAATCCATATTAACGGTTGGATTTTCAAGAACAATAGAGTCTAATCTTGCCAAATGACCAAATTGATTAACGTCTGTACGGTTGATACTAAAGCCATAATTTAAAGTTTGCACTCTTTTCAACTGTTTAATAATTGATCCGTGAGCAATTGCAGGAGCATCATAAGATGGAACGTCATCAGACCCACCAAGGAACTCAAGCTCTCCATTTTGCGCAACAAGACTAGCATCCGGATCGACAAGCGAGTCTTCCGACCCACTACCGCCAACACCACCATCAAAGGCTACTTGGTCACCCGGCCCTATTAGTTCAGAACCATCTCCGCCGCTAGTGATTACCAAGCCTTCACTTGCTGCCCAAGCGGCAATCGTGTACTCAGCTGCACCACCTACTGTAGCTGGCGTAGTGAGGTTGCCAATTCTATTCTCGTTTAATATGGTTTCAAATGAATATTGCGGACTTGGACCCCCAGCTAAAGTAAAAATAGCACCCGTTATAGTGGCCTTGGTTCCAGGAGCAAGCGGAACAGTATCATCTAATACAATCAGTCCAGATACAGCTAAATCATCAGCACTAAAATAACGAATATTAATTACATCCTGATTTTGCGGCGCTCCACCGGCCAAAGGTTCAGCTAGTGTAATAGTGCCGGTTACACCATCAAAAGCGCTAATAGTAGCCGACTCAGTTGTTGCATTGGCACTAAAAGTTACCTCTATTGTTTGTCCATTGAAAAAGTTGGTCATTGCTGCATCTGAAGTATGGCTTCCTGGGGCATTACCTATAGGTCCATTGTTTACATCGAATGCAATTCCAAAGCTTGAAGCATCAATCGAATTAATAATTGTGCCAATCCTTCCGTTGTTGAGTATATCTTCTAGTTGACCCATTGTGGTGTAAGTGTCAACCTTAAAAGTCTTTGTATTTAAGACATCTTCATTGTTTGTTGTCTTGAAGCTAACTACATCACCGTCTGGTGTGTTTAATCCAAAATCTAATCTAGTTGGGCTGTTTTGAGTATCGCCAACTGATCCTACTACAGCATCGCTAGGGTTAGCAGAATCATCTCCGTTCCAATCTGGCCATTTAGCCAGTCCGTCTTTTGGTGTCCATCCGTAAAGTTTATTGTCGACCACCTCACCAGCTTCTTGATTGCCATGTAGTGGCGGTGTCATTAATCCATACCCATTTTTGCCAGTAAAATGATATCCGGTCGAATCTGGGCTTACGAAAAGCGCTTCTGATTGATAAATTACTCTGTTTCTGTGTACTGCTGAAGGTGCTCTTGCCATGATATTAATTAGGTTAAGTTTGTATTAATTACATTATTTTTTTTGTATTGTGAAATTTAAGTTTAGCCAGCCTCAAAAGTAGCGGTGACCGTAACATTTGATGCGGGCAATACAAATGTTTGAGTAGAAATATTTACAAACGTGAGATTCACACTGTTAGTGTTCTCGTCGGTCGCAGAAATAGATTCGAGCACATTGCCCTCGTCAGCGGCTAATGTTAGTGTGACTGTGTCCCCTTCTTCGCCTGATGAGACATCAGAAGTTATCGTTCCACTTGTGATATTTTCATCAATAGTTACGGAGTAAGTTGGTGCTGGAATTAAAGTAAACCCAGCTGATACACTCACACTAGATCCAGGCATAATGAATGTTTTTGTAGACTCATCCACTGAAGTGATTTCCAAGGCCCCGCTATTACCGGTGGCAGATATAGAGGTGAAGCTGTATCCCTCATCAACACTGATTGTGAGGGTCACTAGTGTACCTTCTTGAGCCGAAGTTAAGTCAGTAGCCACAGAGCCCCCTGTAATTTCCGTATCAATGTCTACAGAAAAGCTAGGAGGTATGTATGTTGCTTCTGCAGTTACATTGGCTCCAGGCATGATAAATTTATTTTCCGTTACAGTGATGCTTTCCAAAGTTTTACTGTTCAGTACAGACCAACTATCAAAAGTATAACCCTCATCCGGGTTCGCAACTATTTCAACTTCGTCCCCCATACCAAAGGGGCCAGTTGTGCAGGTTTTTTCTGTACCCCCAACGGTATCCAAAAAAGATACCGTATAAATTGGTGCCGTTGTATAGTCATATTCGTACACATACCATTCAGTTCCACTAAATGTTATAATTCTTTTTGTGTCTGTTTCAAATAAAGTATCCCCGGCCGAAGGTGACTCGGGCCGTGTCGTTGATAGGCATGTTTGTAATTTACTCATGTTTTTAAGAATTTATATATATGTACCATTCTGATCCGTCCCAAACATACAAGTCTTGTGTGTCTGTTCCTAGGGCTATTACACCTATTTCTTGATCAGTTAGAGAAAAAATGTTTTCTTGTGTATCTTGTATTTGTAAATTATATACCGGAACATCATATTTAAATGCATACCAACTTGAACCGTCCCATACATACATGTTATTCGTGTCTGTTCCATAAGCTATGGTGCCGGGCTCAGAAATTAAGTTGATGAAAATTTTATCCTCCGTATCTATAATGCCAAATTTAATGTTTTCTGGCTCTTCTTCAATTTCTTGCTCTGTGACCTCGACTGGGTCTTCACAGTCTTCATATCCATCGACTTGCCTTGGTTGTGAGCCATACATATTGTATTGGTAAACAAGATCCTTAATTTCTTTGGCTGCTTGGTCAGCCATACTTTTAAATTCTTTACTTAAGGCTATTCTAGTTTTAGGGGAATTATTAATAGAATCAGCACTTCTTTTTATTCTTGTGTCTCCTTCTTCTAGCTCAAGCCATTCTGAATTAGATTCATCAACAGTCTCTCCGGCATCATAAACACCCCTTAGTATTCTTCTAGCTTGCTTTTCATTGTATTCTTTTAGATACAATTGTTCAAGAATATTAATTTCCTCTTGTTGCAACCTTGGCTGGATCTCTCCATCTGACCCAGTAAAAGAAAAGTTTTGGTTTAATAAAATATTTAACTCCCCAATTTTTCCACTTAATGTACCCGAAGTTACTAGTAATTCATAGCTTTTTTGTTGATCACTCAGATAGTCAAATTCAGTGAGAAATAACCCACTAGCTATAGTCCCTATTTGATTTATACTACTCATGTAAGTAGTATTACACTTAATTTAAACCTATAGACCGTTTAGTTTCATTAAGTCCTGCATTGATAGCGATCCTCCTTTTTTCATCGCCTCTTTGTGCAAATCTAATCCCTCAGATGCTTGTCCACCAGTTATGGATTCTATATCTTCCTTTGATGCCCCCACAATACTTGCCCCAGCACTATCTTCTTTGTTTAGTTGTTTTGCTGCATTTTGTCTTGCCTGAGAAGAGTTGGCAAAATCAAGTAATGCTTTAGGATCCTTGAGTATTCTATCTGGAATATTTTCGCTTGTTTCAAAAATATTTTTAAATATCCTTGTGTATAC